TCACGCCATCGCCCTCGCGCGGCGTACCAGGTAGCGGCCCTCGCGGGCGTTGCGGCTGGTCGAGGACAGCGCGCCGGCGCGCAGCTGCTCGCTGACGTGGTAGACGGCGCGCCGGTGGCCGGCCAGCGCCTGCTGGTAGGTGCAGTAGCGGTCCTGGTAGCCCTGCCACCTGGTATCGAAGATCATCGTCTCGAACAGCAATGGCTCGCCCGGGCCGAAGCGGTGGTCGAGGCCGAGGAAGACGGTCGAGATCCTGGTCTTGCCCAGCCGGGTGAGGGCGACCCGGCGCCGCCCGGGGTCGCCGAACCATTCGGCCCACGTCATCAGGTCGACCTCGACCGGGATCTTGTCCTTGTTCAGGATGTAGTGCGTCATGCGGTTTTTCGTTCAGCTGTGTTGAGCAGGCCATGGATGACCCGCTTGGCGTCGGTGACGCTGCCGTTGATCAGGACCAGGCGGTCGCCGACCACCTTCTTGAGGCGGTCCTGCATCGAGTGCGAGGTGAAACGGGTCATCAGGATCACGCGGTCGCAGTTCTTGACGCTGTCGACCATGCGCGTGTTGTGGGATTCAATGTACACGAAGTCGACTTCGGGGAAGGTCTTGTTCAGGTCGTCGGCATAGGTGCTGCGGCCGCTGACCATGCCGATGCTCATCTTCCTGGGCTTCGGCTCGGGCGCCCGTCCGATGCTGCCCAGCAGCGACGTGACGGTGGCAAGCTGCGCGGCCGGCGTGCTGGCAGCCGGGGCCTGGCTGCTTGCCAGTGCCTGCACGATCATCGGCAGCAGCTGGGCGCCCAGTTCGCGTGCGAACAGCTCGACCAGCGGGCGTAGTGCCGTTTCCCAGGGATTTGGCGGCGGCGCGACCGCCTGGGCGCGGCGCTCCTCGAACGCTTGCACGGCCTGGGCATGCTGGGCCTTGGAGGCCTCGGCACGCATGCGCCTGACTTCCTTGAAGGCGTCCAGCAGGCATACGCGCAGCTTGTCCATCAGTGCGCTGCGCAGCTGGCGGCGCCGTTCCTGCGGCAGCACGCGCTGGGCCTGCATGATGTCCTGCACCGTCAATGCTCCAGCGGTATTGCGCTCGATGTACCTGGAGTGCGGGTGAAGGCGGTCGATCTCCAGTGCGATCTCGACCCATTCGGCGGTGCTCCAGAAGATCCGCTGCTCGCCGACCCGCGAGAAGGTGGCGCCGGCCGGCTTCTCCCTGGATGTGGTCGCTTGCACCGCAGGTTCCGGCACCGCCTCGGCCGCCGGCGAAGGTGGTGCTGGCGGCTCCGGGACAGGTTCCAGGGCCGCTACCTGTACCGATTCGACTGGCGATTCGACCATGACGGGGTTGCCGTAATAGAACGGATCGCGGTCGCGCCGGGCACGTTCGTACTCCTGCATCAGGCGCGCGGCCGGTCCCTTGAGCCACTTGAAGTTGCGTTGCCGGCCTGGCTCCATCATCGAGGCGGCCATGTTCAGCTCGCGCAGCGTGACGCCATCCATGGTCTTGGCCTCGACCAGGTTGAGTGTCGGGCACATCGTGTGCAGGGCCAGTGCGCAGAACCGCCACTCGTCGTCACTCCAACGGATCTTCGACTGGCGTTGCTTGTTGCCCTTGCGCCGCCCGCTCCGTGCTCCGGCCTCGTCTGTCTCGTCGTCCTCTTCACTGTCCGCATCAGGCACCTCGGCCGCCACGGCTGCCGGCTCGGGTATGGATAGTACAGGGGCCTGCGGGGCCGCCACAGCCTCTACAGGCGCCGATCCGGTGGTGGGCAAGGGGTCGGGCTGGTGAGCGGGATCGAATGGCATGGCGGGCGTTCCAGAGGCTGGCTGCAGGTGGGCGATGGCGTCAGCCGTCTCGACGGTGAGGCCGCCCCGGCCGGTAACGCGAATCAGGGCCGCCACCAGGTCGCGCTTGAGGCGGTTGAGCTTGGGGCGCATGGCCTGCCGATGCGGCGGCATGGCGTTCTGGATCAGGGGCGTCACTTCGAGGTCGTTCAGGTCGATCTGGTGCGGCTGGGTTACACGGTCAAGGCCACGTCCCGGGTACTTGAACAGGATGTCGCGGGCAAGTGCGTCTAGTTCGCTGTCGGTCCAAATGCTTTTGCTCATGGTTGTCAGTGTTTGGTTTCTTCTTGTTATCTATCGTACCTGACAAGTCTTTAAACAAAAAGCATTCAAATGCAATCGCAATTTGAAATTCCGGGTTTTACATTCCCCGCGTTGCTGGATCAATACACATTTGCAAGCATATGATTTGAAAGCACAAAAAAATGATTACAAAGTGACAAGGTGAAAATTTGTGAGATTTTGTAGGAAAGCTCCTACGGCCTAACGTGGAAGTTCTCGAATGTGTGTCATTTTCACCAAGCGGGCTTTACAAGTCGGACTTGATGAAACTGACCCACATTGCATGGCCGATGCGATGGCAATTGAAGCAGCGGCGGCGTTTAAGGTTAAAGACTGGTTAAAGACTGGTTAACGCTTGTGGACAAGTGGCGTAACCTGTTGATAAGACTGGCGGTTTTCCACACCCCTTGTGGGTCAGTTTCACCGGAACGTGGTTCAGTTTCACCAAAGCGTGTGTCAGTTGCACCGGAATGTGGGTCAGTTTCACTGGCGAACATCATGTTTGTGGGTCAGTTTCACCAGTTTGTGGGTCAGTTTCACCGATTTGTGGGTCAGTTTCACCGCCCTCCTCGTCCTCCTCATCGACCAGGGCCGCACGGATGACGTGGACCTTCACGTCGCCGCGCCCCGGCTCGACATAAAAGCTCTCCAGCGCGCCGGCCTTTTGCAGCTTCTGCAGGGCCGTCGTGATCGTGCGCTTGTTCTCGCGCAGCGCGTCCTTGGTGGGGCCGAGATTGAGCATCTTGGACAGGCTCGACATGTAGATGCCGTGCGGCTCCTTGTTGCTCAGGAAGTATTCGAGCAGGTTCGTGGCCACGCCGTACGGGATCTTCTGGCGCAGCTTGTAGGGGATCAGGGTGAGATACGACCAGGCGAACAGCACCATGATCCCGATGTTCAGCGGGATCGTCCATTGCAGGTTGCCCTGCGGGATGTCGTCGACCACCTCGCAGCCATTACCCTCGTACTCGACGCCGTCGCCGATCATCGACATCACCAGGCCGGCCATCTGGTCCAGGGAGGGGTCTTTTGCAGCCTCGGCCGCCTTCATCTGCGCGTACAGGCTGGCCAGTTCTTCCTCGCTGGCGCCGTCCAGCCGGGCCTGTTCGTAGGCGCGCGCCTTCTTGAGCCGAAGCGACCGGATGTTCAGGCTGGTGGCCTTCATCCGAACGATCGCCTTGTAGATTTCGACAAAGTAATGCTTCTTGGGCTGCCACCCGATCAGCTTGCAGATGTCGCTGCTGCTCAGTTTCAGGATGATCTGCGTGGCGCCTTTCTCGCGCTTGATGCCACGCGCCGCATGGGCCAATGCCAGCCAGACCTCTTTGTCGTTGCTGCGCAGTTCCTCGCCATCGTAGAAGATGGTGGTCTTGTCCAGGCTGAACAGCTTGTGGTTCGTGTAGTGCAGCCGGGGTAGCTTCGGGTTGCGGCACGAGAACAGCGAGCAGCGCGCCAGCTCGTTGGCAATCGCGCGCTGCTTGTTCTTCCACCCCGACATCTTCGTCGGCGCCAGCTTGTCCATTTCGGCCTGGGCCGATCGGGCGAACAGTTTCAGCTGCGTGCCCTGGTAGGTCGAGTTTTTCACTGCCATTCCTGTCAATATCCTCTGCACTGGGAGCGCGCCCACGAAAACGTTACAGCCGCATCGCGGTCGGCGCTGCGCCTTCGATCAGGAACTGCGACCGATCCTTGTCCTTGATCCACCGGGGTACGGTGCCCAGGCCGCTCCAGGTCTTGCCCGATTCCGGGTCGCGGTACTTGGGCACGCCGGCGCCAGGGAACGGGCGGCGCGGCGCCGTTTCCATGGCCAGCAAGGCCTCGGGCGACATGCCCACGCTCAGGGCGATCTTCATGATCCGGGCGCGCGCCTCGGAAATGGCCTCTTCGCGGCGCTTGGCGATGTGCCCGGCCAGCAGCTGCTGCAGGGATTCCAGATAAGGCAGTTCGAGAGACTCGATCAGTGGCAGTACGTCGGCCAGCGCGGCCTGGTGGGGTGTTTGACTCATGATTCGGTAGGTTGCGGGTTGATGAGGTGGTCGGGTACGGTGCCCAGGTGGAAATACAGCGCGGCCGCCATCGCGGCCTGGCGACGGCTCAGGCCGGGCGGATCTTCATCCTCCCCGCCGAAGCAGAAGCAGCGCATCTTCTGGTGCCCGACCGAGCCGATCGCGGCGCGCAGGCCGCACTCGTAATGGGTCGGCCGGACGTAGTTCGGGGCGCGGCGGTCGTCGTTCAGGACGGGTTCCTCGCACCAGTCGCAGATCGGCGCGCTCACGTCTTCTGCTCCAGCTCGGCGATGCGGGCGCGGGCGGTGGCCAGCGCGGCCTGCTGCTCGCGGATCGTGGTCAGGAATTCGCCGTGCTCGCGGCTGATTTCCCACACGCGCGGCTGCTCGGCGTGGAACACGGCCAGCTCGCGCTGCGCCGCCTCCAGTCTGGCCTGCAGCTGCCTGCGGTCTTCGTCCAGGCCGTGCTCGGCGTGCCATGCCGTGCCGGCATAGAAGGCGTTCATCACGTCGGTCTTGATGCACTCGCGGTCGTCGTCGTCGTACGCGCTCGCGTGTTCCTCGGCCGCGTCGATCAGCGCGTTGGTGTAGGGATCGGTCGGTTCAGGGGTCATTGCCTATCTCCTTGCGGGAAACTGTCGGGGTTGTCGCGCCAGGCGATCATCTGGGCGCCCTGCACGATGGTATCGGCGCGCACCGCGCGCCACGCGTTGGCGGCATCGCGCAGGCGCTCGTAGTCGAATTCGTCGGCACCAGGCAAGGTCACGGCGACATACGCGTTGGCCAGCGCCGCGGCCGTCCTGGCCAGCTCGGCCACGTCGTGGGTCGACCAGGAACAGTCCTCGGGCGGGCGTCCGCGCAGCGCGTTCACGCTCTCTTCGAGGATCTCGCCCATGGCGATCACGTTGTGCCGCAGCAGTGTCACTTCGTCGTTCATATCCAGCTCTCCACGATGGATGGCCGGTCGCCCGGCTGGCGCACCACCCGGTGCAGGCCGGGCGGCAACTGAGCACGCACCCCGTCCAGGGTGTCCGCAACGAGGATGTCGGCAGTCACGGCCAGCCCGCCGCCCGTCGTGACTTCATGGCGGCGGCCCACGAAGTGCTCAGGGAAGTCCGCCGGGTGGCGGTACACGGTCCAGATCGACATCAGTGCGCCGCTCACGCCGTCGCCCTCATGACGATGCGCGTGATGCGTGCGGCTGCCATGCCGGCCAGCAGGGCGCCGCCGAATGTCGCCAGGCTGGACCAGGGATCGGTCCACTGCCACGATGCGGTCGAGATCGTGGTGCCGCCCAGCACCGCGATCAGCAGCAGCTTGGTTTCAAGTACCTGGTTCAATGCATGCCTCCGTCGGGGGTTTGCTTGACCGTGATGTCGGACACCTCGCCGCCAAAGCCGGCGGCGAAGCGGTTCAGCGCTTTCTCGGCCAGTTCCTGGACCGAGCCGTCGCCGCGCTGGTGGGCGTGCTCGACGAACCCGCGCGCGAGGCTGCCGAACAGGTACAGCGCTTCGCCCGGCGAGACCTGCAGCTCCTTGCCCAGCAGGGCAACGCGGCGCACGAACTCGGTGTATTTCTCTTCCTTGTCGTCGCTCATCAATGCACCTGCTCCTGGTCGCCCGCCTGCATGCTGAAGCCCAGGCCTTCCATCAGGAAGCCGACCACGTAGTGCATGGCCTCGTCCTCGTCGGTCCCGTTGTCGGTGTACATCTTGGCGATGCTCTTGGCGATCAGGCCGAACGTGATCAGGCACTGCCCGAACGGCATGCCGGACTGCTCGGCCAGGTCGAGCACGTCACGCATGAACTTGCGCACGACCTCGTTGGGCTGTGGCGTCGTGCCCTTGGGGAGATCCATCAACATGGTGCCCTCACTGCAGCGGGTGGTCGCCGGACTCGCGCTCGACCGCGGCCTTGAACTGCGCGGCCACCTCGCCCTCCATCTTCACCATGGCCGCCTTCAGGCCCAGGCCTTCGGCGAACGCGTCGAATACCTGCCCGGTGATGCTGGCTTCCTCGGCGCCAGCCTCGACCTCGATCTCGACCACGCGGCGCGCGAAAAAGCCGAACAGCGTGATGGCGAACTTCGGCGGGATCTCCAGCTTCGTCATGGCCGTGCCGATCGTCTCCAGGAATTCCTGGGCGGCCAGCGCGGTTTCGTGTTCGGTGCGTTCTTTCTTGTTGTCAGTCATGCTCGCCACTTTCCTTGTTTGGCAATATGGTAGGGAGGGCCGCGCCACTTCATGCAGACGGCGAGGCACGCCAGGGACAGCACAGCCAGCGCCCATTGGCCGTCGAGAGTGTAGGTGATGACGCCGATCGCGTTCATCGCGCCCACCGCCCACTGGCCGTACCACCAGAACAGCGGGTGCCCGATCACTTTCGGGCGCCGCATCGGCGGCAGCGGCGTGTGCGGCTCGCCCTCCAGCCGGCAGATCTCGGCCAGCACGGCGTCGGCCTGGAACAGCAGGCGCTTGCCGCGATTGTGCTCCAGCATCTTCCAGAGGATGAAGCGGTCCGGCTTGTAGATCCGGTTCATTTCGTCGATCAGCACGGCCATCACGCCGTGCAGGTAGGCCAGCCGGCGCTCGCGGTCCAGTTGTTCGTCGCTCATGCGCCGCTCCGTGCGATGTGCTCGGCCAGCGCCTCGTTCACCAGGTCTTCCAGCGAGCAGCCGAGGATGCGCGCCTGGCACGCGAGCCGGCAGATGATCGGCCATGGCATCGTCAGCGTCATGTCGATGTCGGGTTCGGGGATGTTCATCAATGCCTCCTGACCGGCAGCACGATCGTCTGCGGGGTCTCGTCGTCCTTGGTCTTCACCGTGCGCACCAGTTCGGCCGGCATGCTCATCACTTCGAGGAACTGCAGCGTCATCGCCCGGCGCGCGTCGTCGAGCTTGATGGCCGGGTTGTCGCTCATCGCCACGGCGGCCACGCCGCGACAGGCGACGGCGGCGGCCAACACCATGTTCAGCCAGGTGAGGTCGGGGTTGGCGCGCCCGGCCGCCGTCATCGCGTCGGTCAGGGTGGCGGCCAGCCGCATCATCGCCTCGGCATGCGCCGGGTCCAGTTGATCGTCGTTCATTTCAGGGTTCCCAGTGCAGCGAGGCCGACGAAGATGTCCGGCGGACGCGGGATCTCCGCGCCGGTCGGGCGCCACAGGTGCAGGCAGTACGGGTGGTTGGAGATCCACGACGATTTCGGCGGATGCAGCTGCATCACCGTGTCCTCGGGGTCCCAGAACAGGTCCTTGACCGCACACATTTCTTCCCACAGCGGACAACGGTCCTGCCGGGAGACAGACACGTGCTCCCAGCCCAGCTGGTCCGAGCAGACGACCTGCAGGGTCTGGTTGCGTGCCAGCTTGACCTGGAAGTGGCCGTTATTGCCGGCCTCGGCGGTGGTGCCGTAGATGCCGGTGGCAACGCGGAAACGCTCAGGAACTTTGAACATTGGCAGTCTGGAATGTAACGACGGGTCTAAATGGTAGTGCGTAAAGGTGCATCTATGCAACCTGTGTTTCCGCAGTGTCCCAGAGTGGAAACAACTGCGGCGCCCTGTTACTTTTGGTGATTTTTCAGGCGGCCACAAGCAGCTCGGAAAGATGCGTCTCGATCAGCTTGTGCAGGCGGTCGTAGTCGAGGTTGCCGGAGACGCGCGCGCCGTCGCTGGTGACGACCAGGCGCACACCGTTGCCCAGTTCCATGTCCTTCCTCGGCTTCCTGGCGCGCGGGTTCGCCTTGTCCTCGATCCAGGCCGGCACTGAGGCTTGTGTCAGCTTTTCCTGCGACAGCAGGACCAGCGCGTCGAACACCAGATTGGCATGTCGCGGGCAGTAGGATTTGAGCTTGTGGGCGAGGTTGTAGCCGATCAGGTTCGGGTGGTCGTCGAGCAGATCCTGGACGGCCTGCGGCAGCTCGCCGAAGCCATCGAGCATCTGGACGATGGTGCGGTTCTTGTTCAGCACCCGCGCCGCCTCGACGTTGCTGGCGACGGCGTTTTCTTTGCGCAGCATCACCAGGTGCTTGTAGAGTTCCCAGTCCCCCAGCCCCTTGCGGATGGTGTTCTCGCTGGTGAGCGCCCGCGCAGCCTCGGCATCGGACAGGTGGCGCACGAAGCCGCGAATTTCGTCGCGGCCGAGGATGCCGAAGGCGTCCACGCGGTGGTGGCCGGCGACCAGCTCATACAGCGGAAGGGCAGGATCGGGGGGTGTTATAGTATAACACTCAGCAATTTCAGTCCCGGCCGGCAGCGGGCGCACGATGATCGGATCGAGCAGGCCTTCGGCACGGATGCTTTCGACCAGGTTCTCCAGGTAGACCTCGTCGCGCTTGCCGCGCGACTGGAAGCGTGACCGCACCAGCTGGGACAGCTTGAGCATTTCCGCCGCGCCCGCCTCCCGGCCCATCGTGCCCAGGACCGTGCCGCCAAGACCGGCGCCACCGGCTGCCGGCCCACCTCGACGCGCCACCTGTTCGGCCATTTGCTGTTCGAGCTTACTCGGCATGGGCAACCTCCTTCGCTTGCACGCCGATCTTCGCCATGACTTCGCGCGCCAGGTCGACCACGGCGCGCGTGACGGTGTGATCCTTGTCGAATTGCAGGATGGTCTTGTTCAGGATCTGACCCTTCTGGACATCGGTGCTGGCCGGAATGGTCGTCTCGAACACCTCGTCATACGAGGCGCGCACGCCGTTGGCGATGATGCGGCACACGGTCTTGCGGCCGTCGTGCATGGTCAGCAGAGCGCCGCCCAGTGTCAGCCGTGGGTTGATGTTGCGGGCCTCGCTGATGAAGGCCAGCGTGTCGTCGCTTCCGGTGAGGGAGAGCTTGGAACCGGACTCGACCGGCACGATCGCCATGTCGGCGGCGGCCAGCGCATTGGCGGTGAGGCCGCCCAGCGATGGCGGGCAGTCCAGGATGATGATGTCGTACACGTCCTCCACGCTCTTGAGCTTTTGCGAGAGCAGGCGCGTCGAGGTGAACGGGTTGTTCTGGATCGTGCGCTCCAGGTTGGCCAGCTTGATCGTCGATCCAAGCAGGTGGACCCCGCGAACGTTGGTCGACGTGATGATCCCTTCGGCGATCGTCGCCTCGCTGGACAGCACTCTCTCGATCGGCGCCGGCGGCGACTGCTCGAACGAATACACCAGCTTGGTGGCGTTGGCCTGCGGGTCCAGGTCGCACAGCAGGACGTTCTGCCCTTCGCGGGCCAGTGCATCGGACAGGTTGACGCTGGTGAAGGTCTTGCCGACCCCGCCCTTGTGCGTGACTACCGCAATGATCTTTGCCATGTGAGATCCTCTTGAATGAACAAGCGGAAATTATCTCACGAAAAGCGGAAATTACCTAGGAGACATTATCGGGGTGTTATACTATAACACCCCGTCGCCGCCGCGCCTGTCAGGCCGCGGTTGCCAGGTACATCGCGGTCAGGGTCTCGCGCAGGTTGTCGATGTCGCCGTTGACCAGCATCGGCTCCTGGCCGATCCCGCGCAGCAGCTGGACCGTCTTGGGATGGGCGTGGCGCGTCATGACGAGCACCTTGTGGTACAGCTTGAGCGATTCCAGTTTCGGCATGGCGTTGGCGTAGTCGAGCAGCATCAGCTTGAACTCGTTGCCGAACTCCTTCTCGATCGTGCGGTGGTGGATCACCGGCAGCGCGACCACGGCCACGCGGCGCCGGAACCCGCTGACCTTCTCCGATGCGGCACTGGCCAGCGCGGTGCGCGGGTGGCGCGCCGGTTCGGAAGTCGCTTCGGCGGACGGCGCACTGTCGACGATCGACAGGTGCGGCAGCTCGGCCTGCGCCGGCGGTTCCGGCGCGACCGGCACCGGCGCTTCGCCCTTGAGGCCGGCCAGCCAGCCGGCGTAGCCGCCCAGGCGCCACAGCTCCCACTTGGCCAGCAGGGTGGCCTGCGTGCCGTTGGGATCGCTGATCCCGTTCTCGGCCATGAACCGTTCGATGTCCTGCCGGACCGTCAGGTTGTAGTCGCAGAACTCGGCTTCTTCAAGATTGCGGTGGACCTGGCCGTCGGCGGACAGGTATGCAGTGATGGACGTGACCAATGCCTACTCCTTGGCGGGACGGGGAAGCGGCAGGCCCGCCCGCATCGGGCATGCCGGGGTTGGGCGATGCAATATTGAACAACCAGTATTGCATATTTGAAACCAACTGTGTGGCGCCAGGCGGGTTTTTTACGGGCTTTTTACGGGTCGTGCCGGATGGGGCAGGCAAAAAAAGGGGTGTCATACTATAACACCCCCCTGCATCAGGCATGCTCGCGGTAGGCCCGCAACACCCGCTCCATGCCCGGCCTGCACTCCCTGAACTCGGGACAGATTCCGTTGCGGTACACGCACTCGGGCACCATGAAGCGCGCCAGGTCGGCGTCGACCTCCAGCATTTCCTTGCGCACGCGGCGCCAGGTGGCGACCGTCTTGCCGGACGCGTTGTAGCACAGGCGCTTGCGGCTCATGGTGATGATGGCCTGGGCGTTGAGCAGCATGCCGTGGTTGACCGGGGTGTTGCGGTTGACGACATCGTCGCCCGCCCCGCCCCGGTCGTCGCGCATGCTCTGCACGAAGTGCTCGACGCCCTGCTTGTGGCGCACCAGGTGGACCGACACGAAGGTCGGGATCGCCGCCAGCTCGATCCAGAACATGCGCGCGCGGATCGGGCTGTGCTCGGTGCGATACCAGGCCTTCAAAGGCGCCTTCACCGGCTGGCCATGGGTCGTCATCTGGGCCGCGCGCTGCACCAGGGCCAGGTCGGTGACGGGCGTGATGGTGATGGTGCGGCGCGTGCTCATCAATTGCCCAGCTCGGTGCCGTCCGGTTCCACCAGGTACAGCTTCGCGCGCAGCTCGTCGAGCGACAGGCCGGTGAAGTCGTGCGCGGCGATCAGGAAGGCCGGGCCGACCGGCACGCGGAAGTGGCGGAACTTCGAGAGCACCGGCGGCGGCACGCCCATGGTGCGCGACAGCTGGGCGTCGTTCTTGAGCTTCAGGTGCTCGTGCAGGAAATCCAGGAAACCGTTCGGGTCCTGCGGGCGCGGCGGGTTGATGCGTTTCGGCATGGTGATGCTCCTCTGGTTAAGTAAACTGCACGCCGAGGGTGCCCGCGGCGTAGGCTTCGACTTGCTGCATGAAATTGCTGAACTCCTCGACCCCCAGGTCGGTCGACGACATCGCCATCGTCGCGCCGTCCGGCAGGTCGATCACGCCGATGAACTGGCGTTTGAACTGCTCGTGCCAGACCGTCTTGCTGTACTGGCGCCCGCCGACCCAGGCCTGTTCGGCAATGGCGCCGAGGACGGCCGGCCCGAAGTAGCGCCGGTTCTGCTCCAGCGAGCGGCGGCTCTTGTATAGCGTGACCGTCACGGCAAGGAACTTGCCCTCGCCGGCGAACTGCTGCCAGTTCGCCGACAGGAACGCGATCAACGACGCCAGGTGGGTCGCCTCGCGCAGGACGAACAGGCGGTTCACTTGGGTTCCTGCTCCACCTGGTGCTGCGCGACCATCGTGCGCAGCATGTCGATGAAGCCGTCGAGCGCCCGTTCGATGTCGTTCGGGTAGATCTGCAGCAGCGTCGAGGCGATGCCGGCGGTCAGGAAGCCCCAGGTGATGGCGAAGCGGTCGTTGACGCGGGCCTCCTCCACCGGCAGCGCGGACGGGATGTCCTTCTGCAGCTCGTCGAGCATGCTGTCGGGCACCGCGTCGTGCATGGCCATGATGAAGTGCTCGACTACAGGAATGCCGTCGTCGTCGACGGGCACCAGGACGACGCCGTGGATCTCCAGCGGGCTGGTGTGCGGATCGGTGCTCATGAAGCCTCCCGGATCAGTGGACATGGGCGGCCGGCTTCTGCGCGAATTCGGCGGCGTACTCGACGATCGCGCGCTGCATGCGCTTGTACATGCCGTCGGCGACCAGCTCGGGACCGCTGTAGGCCTCGACGATGAAGGCGGCCACGCCGTCGATCACGTAGGTCAGCGCCGCGGCGTGGCGGTGCGCGCGGTCGGCGATCTCGGGCGGCAGCTGGCTGTCGCCGGCCAGCTGGGCCAGCACGTCCTCGGGAATGGTGTCGGCCACCATCTCGAAGAAGCTGCGAAAGTCCGGCATGCCCATGTCGTTGAGCGGCACCGGGGCGATGAACTGCTCGCTGGATTCCTCGTTGGCTGCGGCGTTGATGTCTTTGTCGGTCATGGTTTTCCTGTGGTTTCAGTTCTGGTTCGGGCCGAACACCGGCTCGTTCTCGATCTCCCGGCGCTGGCGCGAGGAGCGCGGGGCCGGCTTGTCGGCCCAGGCCTTCAGCACCGGGGCCTTCGGGATGTCCGGCAGCGGCATGCGGTCGTACTGCTCGCGCGACCGGGCCGCCACGATCGCGTGCATGGCCCAGTGCAGATCCTGCGGGTCGGCCGTGTGCACGATCGGCACCGGCTCGTCCTTGCTGCGGCGTCCTGGCTTCATCGCGTCTCCTTCGGTCAGTTCGGCCGGCCTTCGGGCTTGGCCGAGTGCAGCATCACCTGGCGCATCAGGCTCTGGCAGATCGCCTCGGCCACGCCGATCGCCTCGTCGCCGGCGATGTCGCTGATGATGTAGGCCAGGCCGTCGGTGACGACCGAGAAGCTGGCACCGTGGCGGCGCGCCTCCTCGGCGACCTCGGCCGGCAAATCGTCGCCCGCGTCGACCCGTTCCAGCTCCTCGTCGGTGAACGAGTCGAACAGCGCCGTGAAGTAGCAGCCGAAGCAGGGCCGGCCATGGCGGTCGCGGCCGATCACGACCAGGTCCGTGTCCGCCATCAGCGCGTCGGGATCGTCCTCGTCCTCGTCGGCGTGGAAGTAGTCAGTCATCGACCGGACCCTCCGGCGCGAGACCGAAGATGGCGCGCAGGTCGGCGTACTGCTGCGCGCTGGGCAGCGTGCGGCCGGTTTCCCAGTGGCTGATGCAGGTGCCGGTCATGTCGAACTTTTCTCCGAGCGCGTCCTGGGTCATGCGCAGGCGCTTGCGGTGCCGCATGATCTGCTTGCCCGTCATGTACAGCGGACCGGCGTTCAGGCCGCGCACCCAGGGCTTGACGGGCAGCGCCTGCTCGGGAGCGGTGGCCGCCAGCGTTTCCGCCTGCTCGTCCTGCGGCGGGGCCGGCGGCAGGTCGTCCTTCGGCACCGGGTCCGGGCCGATGCGGACCTCCTGCGGCTTGCCGGCGCGTACGTCGACCACCTTGTCGAGGAAGCAGCCGACCCAGGTCGAGAACTTCTCGGCCGACCGGATCTCGCCGACGAACAGGCCGCAGGCGGTGGCGACTTCCTCGATCAGGTAGGCCAGGGCGACCTCGAACAGGATCGGGTCAGGGTTGGCGGCGAAGATGGCCTGCATGCGTTCATGCAGGTATTGCTCGGTGCGGTTGCGTTGGCGGGTCATCGTGGCCTCCGTCAGAACGGCACATCGTCATCGCTCAGGGGCGGCGCCGGGCGCGCGGTATTCTGCGGGCGCGACGGCGGGGCCTGGTGGCCGCCGCCCGCACCGGCGCCGTCGCTGCGGCCACCCAGCATCTGCATGTTCTCGGCGATGATGTCGGTGGCGTACTTCTCGACGCCGTCCTTGTCCGTGTACTTGCGGGTCTGCAGGCGGCCCTCGACGTACACGCTCGAACCCTTCTTGAGGTACTGGCCGACGATCTCGGCCAGCTTGCCGAAGAACGAAATGCGGTGCCATTCGGTCAGTTCCTTGGCTTCGCCGGTGGCCTTGTCCTTGGTCTTGTACGAGGTCGCCACGGCGACGTTGGCGATCGCATCGCCGCTGGGCATGTAGCGCATTTCCGGGTCGCGGCCGAGGTTGCCGACGATGATGACTTTGTTGACAGATGCCATGTCAGGGATTCCTTTGAGGTCGGGGGTGGGTGGATGAAAGGTGTCAGCCGGCCAGCTTGTGGCCCTTGGCGGCCAGGTCGGTCTTGATGTCGTTGAGGGTGCCGAGGCCCAGGTTGGGCAGCTTGAGCAGCTCGTTCGGGGTCTGGCGGCACAGCTTCTCGACGGTGTCGATGCCGGCCGCGACCAGGCAGTTGTGGGCACGCGCGGTCAGCTCCAGGAACGCCAGCGGGGTACGCGTCGAGGTTTCCGGGAAGTTGTCGAAGCGGGCGGCCTGCTCGGCGCGGCGCTGTTCGGCGCGCCGCGCCATGATGTAGTCGTGCAGCAGCACGCGCGCCTGGCGTGCCTCGTCGATGCTCGAAACGGTCAGGGTGATCGTCATGGCCATGGGGTCAGGTCTGGTATTTGTGGGCGATTTCGACGCGATGGATGCGGCCGGCCACGTAGTTGCGCGAGGCCTCGACCTTGCGGATGATCTTCTGCTCCAGAAGCGGGTCGCGCTGGTACTCGACGATCGTGACGCGCATTTCGAGCGGCAGGCGGTCCATCTGGTGCAGCTCGGGATTCTCGTAGCCGATCAGTTCCTCGGGCGTGTCGACCAGGCAGTAGGCGACCTTGGCGCGCTCGCGGTTGCGCAGCATCATGTAGCCGCGCACCTGCCATTCGTATTCGGGCTTGTGGCCGTCCTCGGGCAGCTCGGGGAAGGTGGCCATCGACCACGACGACTTGATGTCGATGATCTCCTCGCCGGTGTCGATGTCGGGTTCGCCGGTGAGCCACGCGTTGACGGTGCGGACCGTGTTCTTCCTGTGGCTGGTGAAGAACAGCTCGTTGTACAGCGCGATCGACTGGTCCTCGACGATGATGCCCTTCTGGGTGTACTTGCTGGACACCACGTTGTTGTAGCCGTACAGGTACTCCTTGGCCATGTCGTTCAGGACCGTCTTGGCGCCGCTGGACAGGGTCATGTCGAACAGCGGCGCCAGGATCGCCTTGTCCTCGTCGGTCTTGACCTTCTTCGCCGCGATCGCGGCCAGCTCCGGGGTGTTGAGCAGGGCCGGGTCGATCGCCTTCGGGTCGGTCATGATCGCCGACAGGGCCGAGCAGCGGATGCGGAAATCCGGGATCACGCGGCCTCCGGTTCGGCGCCCGGGTCGTTCGGGGCCGCTTCCACGCCGGACGCCAGTTCCGCCTCGACCTGCGCCAGGCGTTCGGCCTGGGCGTCGGTCAGCGCGTATTTCACGCGCAGCGTGTCGGCCGCGAAGTCTCCCTTCTTCACGGCGGCCAGGGCCTTGTCCATGCGGGCGTCGGTCAGCGTTTCCTTCACGTCCTGCGGGACCTTGGCGCGGATGCGCAGGCACTCGACCATGTCGCTGCCCAGCTTGGTCGTGCTGGCGTACAGCGTGATGCGGCGCCCGGCCCAGTCCTCGATGTACGGGCCGTACAGCTTCTCGATCGTCTTGCTGTTGGTCGAGTTCAGGATCAGCGGCTTCGTTTCGACCAGGTAGGCGAGGCTATGGTCCTCCTTCTTCCCGCCCATCATGGTGATGGTCTCTTTCTGGACGTACTTGATCGTGACCGTCATGTCTTCGCCGTTGGGCAGCGCGTAGACGCCGACGAAGCGCGGGTCGACCAGCTGCTTCCAGTGGGTTTTCACCTGCGGCGCGCTCATGGGCGGCCCTCCACCGACAGCGCGGCCAGGCGCGGGATCATCAGGTCGAGCAGGCCGTCGTCCTGCTGCTCGCGCAGGCGCGCCAGCATCGCGTGCTCGATGTCGGCGATGGCGGCCTCCGACAGGTACTCGTAGATGTCGGCGCCGGCCTCGATCAGGAAACGGCCGCGGTTGTTGGGCGCGGTCAGCACCAGCGGATGCGGCGAGAGGATGCGCTTGAAGTCGAAGTATTCCGACAGGCCCGGCTCGCCCGGGTCGCCATTGGGCAGCGTCGGGATCGCGGGATAGCCCGGGTCATGGGTGAACTCGACCTGCAGCTGGGCCGACGTGCGCAGGCGCACCGGCACGCCGTTGGGGCCGACCTCAAGCTCAAGGTGCGGCAGGGTGTAGGGGAAGGTGTGGTCCAAGGCGGCTCCTGTTTTTTCCAGAGGAAACAGGAACCAGTGTATTAAAGTCCAACTTTAATTTACAAGGGAAACTTTAATATTTTTTAAGCGGACCTTAGATTACAATTCGGTGAACTTGTTGCATCTGCGCAAATGTTGATATGTATCAAGCTCCAATCGCGTCACAAGATGCAGTTTGAGGCGCCTCCAACGCTTCTCTGGCCACCTCGGAAATGTGGAGACGAAAAAAAAGCCGGCGCATGGCCGGCTTCTTCGGTGGCGTTCGACCCCCGGTTACAGGGTGCCCTGGAACGCCACGACTCTACCCAGCACGTGGACCGCCTCGGGAGGGACGATCTGCTCCGGGATGTCGGGGCGATCGGCCAGTACGCGCACCTTCTGGTCGAGTTGCACGAAGAGGCGGCGCACGATCGGGCCGCTCGGGGATTTGAGGACATACACGCGGCCGTTCTGGACTTCCTTCTGCTGCAGGTCGACCAGGAGCTGGTCGCCAAGCGTCATGCTGGTGTCGCCGCGGACCACCCGGCACCACTCGGGTTTCACCCCGAGCTGTTCGAGGAAATCGCGGCGGTAGGCGAAGCTGTTGCGGTCGTCCTTGAGTTCTCCGACCTCGTCGTGGTATTGCACGTCGCCGCCTCCTTCAGGTTCCGTCCCCAGTAGAGGGATCAGTGTGTAATTAGCGCCAGTTGGTACATTAACACTAATTCCGGCTGACAACCATTCAACTGTTGTTTCTAGCGCCTCGGCAATTTTCTTTAACCGATGGTATACCGGTATCGCCCCTTTTTCCTCCCATCCGTGGACCGCCTGCTGTGTCACGCCGGATTCGATGCCGAGGTCATTGCGGCTCATTTTGAGTTCTTCGCGTCTCTGTTTGATGCGTGCACCGATGGTCGACATGGCCAATTCTCCGTCATTGGGAAGTATTCACGAGTAGCAACATAACACAGCGCACATTAAAGTGGCGCTTGCCCGTTTCAAGTTTTACTTGAAGTTTCAAGTAGGACTTGTAAAATGCCCTCATGAAAAAACTTTCCGCACGGATGCTCGCCGCCCGCCTGCGCCGCGAACGCAGGCACCTTGACCGCGCCATCGAGCACGTCGGCTCGCAGTCCGAGCTGGCCCGCCTGCTGGGCGTGTCGCCCCAGGCCGTGCGGCAGTGGTACACCAACGAGACCGGCGTGCCGCCGCGCCGCTGCCCGCAGATCGAACGCCTCACGCGCGGCAAGGTCATGTGCGAGCAGCTGCGCGAGGAATTCGAGTGGGTGCGCGTCATCAGGAAGGGCGCCCGCGCATGAAGCGCACGACGCCGATGAAACGCACCGGCTTCAAGGCCAGGGCGCCCGGCGACACGCCGGCCAAGGCGCCTTACCCGCGCGTCACGTTCGCCCGCAAGGAGAGCCTGAAAACCCGCCAGCGCGCCGTCACGCCCGAGGAAAAGGTCTTGTGGGACCGCCTGGCCAACGAGGTCGGCTGTGTCGCCTGCCTGGTGGCTGGCCTGCCGACCTCGAACCACGTCTCGATCCACCACATCGACGGCCGCACCAAGGAAGGTTGCCACCGCAATGTCCTTCCCTTGTGCGCGGGCCATCACCAGCAGGGCACCGGCAACGACAAGAGCCTGGTGGCCGTGCACCCGAACAAGGCCCGTTTCGAGAAGCTGTACGGCACCCAGGAATACCTGCGCCTGTACGCGTTCAACCTGCTGGAGGTGCTGCCGTGAGCGCCGGCCTGCCGATGGATGCCGAGCTGGTCGAGCTGGTCGACTCCCTGCGCGACGAGATCGACGTGCTGGAGGCCCAGCTGGCCGCGCTGGAGGCGGGCGAGCATGGCGAGGCGCTGAAAGACGAGATCCGCAAGCGCTTCGGCATCGACCGCCGCCTGCAGCAGAGCATGGAACAGGTCAAGGCGATGGAAGCGACGATCCGCCGTCACGAAAAATGGCAGGACAAGGTGCGCGCGCTGGTGGGCGCCCGCAACCGCGCCGACGTGCTCGACCGCATCATGGCCCTGCAGGCGCGTCCATGACCGAGCTGGCCGTGCCCGACATCTACGCCGGCCTGCGCGGCTACCAGATCGCCGGCATCGAGGCGATCCGCCACGCGATCGCGGCCGGCAAGCGCCGCATCTGCCTGGTGGCGCCGACCGGCTCCGGGAAAACCAAGCTGGCCGCGTTCATGGTCCGCGAAGCGCGCCGCAAGATGAAGAAGGTCGCCTTCGTGTGCGACCGTATCAACCTGATCGACCAGACCAGCCGCGTGTTCGACGCCGAGGAGATCCCGCACGGCGTGATGCAGTCCAACCACTACCGCGTGGTGCCGTGGGAGCGCGTGCAGGTGTGCTCGGTGCAGACCCTGGCCCGGCGCAAGTGGCCCGAGGCCCAGCTGGTCCTGGTCGACGAATGCCACTCGGTGAGCCGCACCGTCACCCAGAAGATGGCGGCCGAACCCGACACCATCTTCGTGGGCCTGACCGCGACCCCGTTCACGAAGGGCATGGGCAAGCTGTACGACGCCATGATCAACGTGGCCACCACCAACGAACTCATCAACACCGGGTTCCTGGCGCCGTACCGGATCTATGCCGCGCGCGAGCCGGACATGACCGGCGTGCCGGTCATCGGCGGCGAGTGGGATGTGCGCGAGACCAGCAAGCGCGCGCTGGCCGTGGTCGGCGACTGCGTGGCCGAGTACCTGAAGCTGGGACAAGGCCGCAAGTTCATCTGCAGCGCGGTCGACACCGCCCACGTGCAGGAGCTGGAGCGCCAGTTCATGGCCGCCGGCGTCATCACCCGCGCCTACACCTACCGCGAGGACGACATCGAGCGCGCCGAGGTGGTCGAGGAATTCCGCCGGGCCGACTCCAGCATCCGCGGCCTGATCACCGTGACCGCCGCCAGCAAGGGTTTTGACGTGCCCGACATCGGCGTGGTCATCATGGCGCGCCCGTTGCGCAACTCGCTGGCCGAATATATCCAGCTGTTCGGCCGGGGCCTGCGCATCAGCGAGGGCAAGGACGCCTGCATCGTGCTGGACCACTCCGGCAACTCGGAGCGCTTCTGGGCGCGCTGGACCCGCTTTTTCGCCGAGGGCTGCCTGGAACTGGACAAGGGCAAGCAGGGCCGCAGCAGCAGTGCCAAGGCCGACAAGGAAATCAAGCCGGTAAAATGCCCGTCGTGCGCGCACCTGCACGACCCGCTGCCGTACTGCCCGGCCTGCGGCCACGTGTACCCGCCCAAGCCGGCGCTGCTGCACAAGCCCGGCAGCCTGGTCGAGCTGGTCGCCACGCGTGACGCCAGCCTCATGGTGGCCGAGCTGTACCCGCAGATCGTCTCCGAGGCGATCCGCCTGGGCAAGGGAGAAAGCTGGGCCAAGGACAGGTACGCCCAGATCACCGGCCAGCCGCCGGGCGTGGCGTTCGCCGACGTGGTGCCGGTCGAGGCCGGGCGCGAGGTCAAGGGCAAGCTGCGCTCGATCAACATCGCCTGGGCCAAGGCGCGCATGAAGGCCGGCCAGCGCCTGCGGGGTGGTGCCTGATGGACTTCTACAACACCCTGCTGGCCGCCGGCTTCCTGCCGCGCGAGGTCGCCCCGAACGGCAAGTGGTATCGCTGCGCCACGGCCGACAAGCCGAAGAAGAAGAACGGCGCCTACATGCTGCGCATCGACGGCCGCCGCGGCTACTACAAGGACTACGCGGTCGACGAGGAGTGGATCGAGTGGACCGACGACACCCCGGTCTCGCCGATCGAGAGAAAGCGCATCGAGCGCGACAACGCGCAGCGCCGCCAGCGCGAGCGCGAGAAGGCCGCGCGCGCCTACCAGGGCATGGTCCGCTACTACCAGTCGCTGCCGCGCATGTACGACGGCCACCCGTACCTGGCCCGCAAGGGCCTGTCCATGCTCGGCGGCGACAAGCTGCGCCTCGATGGCGAGGTGCTGGTCTGGCCGCTGTTCAGGGACGGGCGCCTCGCCACCGTCCAGCGCATCTGGCCGGACGGCACCAAGCGCAACTACACCGGCTGCTCGACCAAGGGCGTCTCGCTGCTGCTGACCCGCCCCGGCGCCGTCCTGCACGGCTTCGCCGAAGGGTTCGCCACCGGCCTGGCGCTGTTCCAGACCCTGGCCAACAGCCAGATCGAGATCTGCCTGGACGCCGGCAACCTGGTCGAGGTGGTTTCGCGTTCGACCGTGGCCGGCCTGGCCGTGGTGTGCGGCGACAACGACTGGGAGACCTGCGAACGCCGTGGCTTCAACCCCGGCGTCGAGAAGGCCACCAAGGCGGCCGAGGTGCTCGGCTGCGGCGTGGCCTACCCCGAGAACATCGTCGGTTCGGACTGGGCCGACGCGCTGCTGGAGTGGGGAGAAGAGGGGCCGCGACGGCTGCGCATGGCGATCATGCGCGCGGCGAAGCCGGTGATCCGGTAGCCGCACAGGCAGCGCACTGGTCGGGTCAGAAGACGACAGCGGTGCGCGGTGAGGCTCCTACTGTGGGAAGTGTCTGAAACAGGAGCGATGGGCGGCGAAGCCAGCACCCATGACACGCAAGGCTGGCGCGTCGTGCGGCTCCGTCGGAGAAGTGCGTAAAGGCAGGCGTCAGGGAAGGCTACGTCTGCCCACCATCAGAGAAACGGGGTTGTGCAGGCGGCAGCATAGAGAGAAGCAGGAAAGCGGGCAGTACCTATAACCAGCAAGGGGAACACATGAAGATCGAGATCATCAGCATCCTGGACCGCAGCGGCTCGATGCACGGCCTGCGCCACGACACCATCAACGGCTACAACGGTTTCCTGTCCGAGCAGAGGACCGTGTCCGGCCAGGCGCGCGCCACCCTGGTCCTGTTCGACGACAAGATCGACACCCTGTACGAGGGCGTGAACATCGCCCACCTGGGCAACCTGACCAGCGTGCACTACGAGCCGAACGGCACCACGGCGGTCTGGGACGCGATCTGCCGCACCCTGCTGCGCCAGCGCGCCCGCATCACCGCCGAAGGCTGGGCCGACAAGGTGATCGTCAACATCGTCACCGACGACGGCGACAACGCCAGCCGCGAGTTCTCGAAAGCCCAGACCCGCGCGCTGCGCCACGAGGTCGAGACGGAAAACGGCTGGTTCGTGCGCTACGACGCCTGCGGCAAGGAGGCGGAACTGGCCGGCGTCGGCATGGGCATCGACCCCAAGTACCTGCGCACCTTCGCGCCGACCGCTGCCGGCGTGGCCGACACCTACGCGACCATGAGCGCGTTCGCCACCAGCGTCCGCACCAGCGCCTGATGCCGCGCCTGCCACGTCCTCCGATGCCGGTCGCGCCCGCGGTGCGCAAGATCCGGGTGACGCGCGAGTTCGAGAAGGATTTCAACAAGGTCGCCTGGTTCTACGACTGGGAGAAGGCCGACATCGACTTCGAGAAATCGCGCATCCGCGTCAAGCAGGCCGCCATGGACGACATCCCGGTCCTGGCCCGCGTGATCCGGGCGCTGGAGGTGGTGGCAAGGCACTACGGCTGGACGGTCGAGGAGATGGGACAGTGGCGCAGTCCCCTGCGCCACCCCGGCCCCGACCGCGATTTCATCCTCACCCTGGCGATGGCCCTGCAGCACGGCTACCGCCAGACCCCTGGCAACAACCACCAGCGCCTGGGCGAATGGCTGGCCGAGAACGGCCTGGACCCGGTCTATTCCGAAGGAGAAGTGCGATGAAGATGCCGAACCCGAACTCGTGTGGCCGCAAGATCACCAACCTGCTGCTGACCGGCGTTGCCATCACGCCCGAGGAAGGCATCCTGTTGCACGGCACGCTGCGCCTGACGCTGGCCGAGATCGGCGACCTGTACCGCGAGCTGGTGGTGCGCGGCTGCGCAGTCATGGTCAGCGAGATCGGCCCGCGCATCGAGGCCAGTGACGCGCTGCTGGACAAGTACGGCCTGATCGAGATCTCGGAGAAGGAAAAGGGCGAGAAGGTGCCGCCGCCGACCCGTCCGCCGTTCCGGCCGCTGTCGAACCGCTACCTGCCGTCCTCGCGTGGCCAGCGCGAAGGCAGCAACGACATGCGCGACAAGCCCAGCCACTACGCCAAGCTGTCCGGGGTCCCTGCATGAGCGTGATCTATCTCGCCAACGTGCGCGCCGCGCGCGCCGCGCGCAACCTGGCCGAATCCCTGTCGAGCGACCCGGCGGTGCGCCGCGCCGCCCGCGTGCGCGCGATCGCCGCGATCAACAAGCGCGAGCAGCGCTGGAAGAACCCGCAGCCGGCCGAGGTGATCTACCTCGACACCCGGATCGCCGAGCTGGGCCGCGCATCCTGGAGCAGCAGCAACCCGAAGGATTACTGATGCGCCGGCCCAAGTTCCATAACATCAAGACGATGGTCGACGGCATCCCGTTCGACTCGCGCGCCGAGGCCCGCCGCTGGAAGAACCTGGTCGCGCTGGAGCAGATGGGGTCGATCTCGAACCTGCGCCGCCAGGTGAAGTTCGAGCTGATCCCGTCGGTGCGCATCCTCGGCAGCAAACGGGCCACGCCGGCCCTGCGCTACGTCGCCGACTTCGTCTACGACCAGGGCGGCAGGACGATCGTCGAGGATGTGAAGGGCCTCCTGACCCCGGTCTACAAGATCAAGCGCCACCTGATGAAGCACATTTTCAACATCGACATCCTGGAGACCAAGTGATTACCCAAGCCCAAGAGAACGAGCGCGATGCGCGCCGCTACCGCATGGTGCGCGAACTGCTGTGCGCCAGCGACGAGCGCCTGGACGAGATCGCGGACATGATCGACCCGATCCTGGGCAATCACCCGACCCCGCAGCTGGTCGACCGCGCCATCGACCACGTCCTGACCACCCTGAAGATCGTCTGAGGTTCCCATGATCCTGGCTGAACGCTACGCCCGCGCCACCATTTCCGGCAACCTGCGCAACGACGCGCTGCACCACACGCCCGACGTGCTGATGGCCGTGGCCCTGGCCGGCGGCTTCAGTTCCCAGCTCATCCGCCTGAAATTCGGCAACGAGGCGCCCAGCTACCGTCGCGTGCTGCACGAATGGACCTGGCTGGTCTCGACCAAGGCGGTGCGCCGCACCTGGCCGGACCACATCCCGGTCGACGCCGTCGCCCACTACTCGCTGCGTTACTGGCTCAACTCCGTGTGCCCGGCCTGCACCAGCCACGGCAAGGTCAAGGAGCTGGGCGCGCCGGTGCTGTCCGAGCGTGACTGCCCGCTGTGCGGCGGCAGCGGCCAGGCCGAACTGCGCTGCGACACCCGCCTGCGCGACTATGTGCTCGACATGATCGAGGAACTGGAAGCGTATGTGCGCCGCGGCGTGTTCCGTGCAAAGAAGAAAATGCGCAGCGACCGCGAGGACGCCGAGGCCAGGCTCTGAATTTGTTGCAGCCTGCAAAAATGGCTTGAAGTCGGCCGCCGGAATCCGTATTCTGGCGGCACTGCTGAGCACATTGGGTTGTATTGGCTGAACACTGGCCCTTTCTGCTTTGCATAACTCGGGCGAATACCCGGTGTTATCCGGGTCTCAGCGACGAACCGTGCAGTAGCGGACGGCGACCCTGCTGGACCCCGTTCGTCCGTACCATTCTCCGGGGTGCAACACTGTAAGGCCCAACCCCTCTATCCCGTCACCGACCCTATAGAGGAACATCATGTCTGATGTCATGGTCTGCAAACTGCAACTCCACAGCGCCAGCCCGGCCCGATCGAGCAGCAACACCGGCGGCGAGCTGACCGGCGCCTATGTGAAATTCGGCGCGGTCTGGGAAGGCACCACCGAGAAGCAGGCGATGAGCGAGAACGCCATCTTCGGCCACTGGACCCCCTGCGCGGAATTCAACGCCTCGATCCTGAACCAGGCCGTCGTCGACAAGCTCGTCGTCGGCAAGAAATACTACGTGACCTTCACCGAAGCGCCCGACTGATTCCTGCGGAGGTACGGGGCCGCCCTGGCGCTTGGCGCCTGCCCGTCATCCGCAACCCTTTACGCAAACCCGCCACCCGGCGGGTTTTTTTTCGTCTCGACCCCTGTATGTCCGGCGTGAACGCTGGCGAGGAGATCTATCATGGCCATGAACACCCAGCTTGCCGACGCCACCGTCAACGCCCAGGCGGACGCCCTGTCGGCCCTCCTGAACAACGGCTACCTGCGCATCTACAGCGGCACCCAGCCAGCCACCGCCAACACGGCGCTGTCCGGCAACACGCTGCTGGCCGAGCTGCGCTTTGCCGCCACCGCCGCGCCGGCCGCAGTCGGCGGCCTGATCACGTTCAACGCGATCACCGCCGATTCCAGCGCCGACAACACCGGCACCGCGACCTTCTTCCGCGCGTTCAAGAGCGACGGCACGACCGTCGTGCTGGACGGCTCGGTCGGCACCAGCGCCGCCAACATGATCATCGCCACGACCAGCATCAGCTCGGGCCAGACCGTGTCTTGCTCGTCGTTCACGCATGATGTCCTGAACTCGTCGGCAGGCCTTTAAGGCTGAGCTGGGGCCGCCATGACCGTCTTTCTCATCGACCCGACGGTGACGGCCGGCTCCGACTTTCCGTACGACGCCTCCAGCAACGGCAGGACGCTGACGGTCCAGTCGACCGTCACCTCGGTCGGCGACAGTCCGAAGTTCGGGTATGGTTCGCTGGGGTTCAATCTGCCAGGGGCAACCACCGCCGCCAGCATCACGACGGTCGATTCGCCTGACTGGCTGTTCTCCGGCCAGTTCACGGTCGAGGCCTGGATCTACCTGCAGGCGACCAGCGGCGGCACGTCGCAGCAGGCGATCATGGCGCAGTCGTCTTCGACCGGCGCCTCCAACAGCGCGTGGATGTTCTCGCTCAACACGGCCCAGACCGCCCTGCAGTTCCAGTATTCGACCAGCGGCACGGCCTTGACCATGCTGTCCGGCGCCAAGACGTTCGCCCTGAACACCTGGTATCACGTCGCCGTCGACCGTGATGCCGGCGGCGTGATCCGCATCTACTGCGATGGCGCCATGCTCAATTCGGCGACGATGGCGAGCAGCCTGTTCGACTCGACCACGGCCCTGTATGTGGGCAACCAGTCCAGCAGCAGCGGGCGCTTCCCCGGCATGATCGAGGAACCGCGCATCACCAACGGCACCGCGCGCTACGCCAGCAACGCCGGCTACACGATCCCAAGCGCCGAATTCCCGACCAACGGCACCGACGACCCGTACTGGGCCAACGTCAAGCTGCTGGTGCGCGGCCCCGGCGGAAAGACCATCAAGGGCCGGTTCCGCTCCTTCTCGGCGTTGAGCACGCTGCGCTGCGGCGCCGGCGACGAGGCCCGCCTGGCCGCCACGCCCGGCCCGGTCCAGATGGGCACCGCCACCTGGGCGAACGGCAGCCGTTTCCTGACGATGGATACGGCGCGCACCGCCAACATCGAGACCTGCGATGCCACCTGGACCGGCGTGTCCACGAACGTCACCCAGGCCGCCAATACCGCGGTGCGCAAGCACAACACCGCGTGCCTGTCGCTGACCATCGCCTCGGCGTTCACCACCGGCAAGGTGGCGTACAAGACCCTGCCGTCCACGCTCGACCTCTCAAGCTACCAGCAGGTCAGCTTCTGGTTCCGCACGTCGGCCGGCCCGGCCGTCGGCACGCTCGAACTGCGCCTGTGCAGCGATACCTTGGGCGACGTGCCGGTCCACACGATTCCGTTGACCGAGTTCAGCTTCTTGGGGAGCACCTGGCGCGCGATCGTGAAGGACTTCGGCGCCGCGCTGGCGAGCAACATCGCCTCGGTCTCGGTGTATGCCAGCGCCGACCCTGGCTCCCTGACGATCTACCTCGACAACATCATCGCCTGCAAGGCATCCAGCAGCGCCGATGCGATCACGCACCTGTCGCTGGTCGGCAAGAACACGGCCGGGGAACCCGAGTGGTATCCGCTCCAGTCGATCGACGGCACCTCGGTCGAGCTGGGCAACTGGGCCGAGGCCTCGGTCGGGACCGCCGCGAACACCCCGAGACCGTATGCCGGCACCTCCGAGACGGTGGCGCTGTACCGGCTGCAGCCGCTCGATGCGGTCAACGGCTATGCGTCGCCCGCGTCCTTGTCCCCTTCGCGCGTGATCGGGGCATCCGGCACGGATGGAACGCCGATCACGATCTCCGGCGGCTGGGACGCGACCTACACGAACCAGACCGGCGTGACGTGGCTGAGCGGTGCGCATGCCATGTCCGGCTTTCTCGACGCGAGCGGCAAAAGCTATGTCAGCGTGTCGAAGATCGGCGCCGCGCACTTCATGGGCGCCGGGCCGGTCCTGACCAATCTCACCTCGACCGGCGTGCGCCTGCAGTACGAGGCCGTGGTCGGGTGCAGCAATACGTTCAACCAGTCGTTCCTCGCTTCGCTCTACATCAGCGCCGGGAATGTCGTGCACTGCCAGAACGGCTTCAATATCGGCGCCGGCAGCGGCGACTTCACGATCATCGCCCGCCGCGTGACCGGCTCGCTCGGCTACGGCTACAGCGGCGCCCCGAACGATGGCGGCATCGGGCGCGTCTACATCGACCAGATCGACAACTGCGGCACCTACGGCGTCTGGCCGAGTGGCACGACCGGCAAGGTGACGCTGTACAGCCCGACCCTGTCGAACAACGTCACCGCGGACGTGTTCTTCCCTCAAGGGAATACGGTACTCATCAACGCGCTGCCGCAGTCGGCCACCAAGGTCCTGTACAGCGCGCCAGGCATGGGCGACACTGTCCGGTTCCAGAACTTCGGGCGCGATGCGACCGACCAGCGCACCTACTTCCAGTGGGGTACGGTGTTCTCGGATACGTCCACGCGCCACACGGCCAGCGGCCTGGCCTGGAAGCTCTCGATCACGAACGTCACCTACATCAATTCGTCGCGTCCGGCGAGGCTGCCCCTGGTGCGCCGCCGCGTGCTCGCCGGCGTGGCCACCACGATTGCGTGCTGGATGCTCCGCGACAATGCCGCCCTGAACTGCGGCATCCGGGTCGCGGGCGGGTCGCTGGCCGGGATCGGCAGCGCCGGCGTGCCCGTCAGCGCGGCGATGACGGCGGCCGCCAACACCTGGGAACAGGTGTCGATCACGTTCACGCCGAGCGAGGACGGGGTCGTGGAAGTGTTCGGCTGGGCCTGGACCACCGCGACCACCTATTCGTGCTGGTTCGATGACCTGACCGTCGTGTAAGGGGGCGACCATGGCCCTCGACCTGCTGTCGCTCGACACCGCGTTCGAGGGACAACCCTTCGCCGACACCGGCCGGGAATCCAGTACCTCGCTCGACCTGGCTTTCGAGGGCCAGCCGTTCACCTGCTACGGCGGCGCGGTCGTCGACGCGACCGTCACTACCAGCCAGGCCCAGCACGCGATCGCGGCGCCGCCAGTCGTCGGTACGGTCGCCACCAGCCAGGGCCAGAGCAGCGCCGCCATTGTTGGTCTCGGCTGGAACGTCACGGCGACGACCAGTCAGGGGCAGAGCGCGCAGGCCCAGGCCAAGGCGCATACGCCCTGGCAGCTCGTCACCGCCGCCCATGGCGACAGCCGCAACGCCGATCCAACGATCCCCGCGTTCACGCTGGCCAGTGGCAACCATGTGGTCGTCAGCGTGTTCTGCGGCGCCTACACGAACCGTGCCGACGGCACGGTCGACATGAGCACCAGCCGCGCCTGGACCCTTGCGGTCTCGGACTCGGCGGGCAACACCTACGTCGGGCTGACGCCGGTCCGCGACCAGGTCGTCGCATCGCCCCAGTTTTCGGTCTCGTGGCTGTACCAGTTCTATTGCGTCAACGCCGTCGGCAGCGCCGCCAACACCGTCACGGTGACGCCGGTCTCCGGGCCTTCGGACGCCTACAGTTCGGCCAGCCCGACCCTGGTCAGCAGCGTGTCGGTGCTGTCCAGCTCCGGGGTTTCCGCCGAGTTCGATGCCATCGCCTCGGCGGGTTCGTCCAGCAACAACGCCGTCAGCCTGTCGCTGCCCGCAACCGCGGTACAGCCCGGCGCGACCGTGCTGTTCGACTTCGCGGGCAACGGGAACAATACCGAATCCGCCGGCAGCGGCTGGACGGCGGCGGACAACTACATCGACGCCTGGTTCACCTACTGGCGACCGAACAACCAGCCCGCCACCCAGACCGTCACCGTCACCGGCAACGGCGGCATCCGGCTGCTGTCGGGCCTGTCGCTGCGCAACGCGCAGGGCATGGTTGGCACGACCCGGCAGGGACAGACCAGCAACGCGTCGGTCGAAGCCATTACCACCGTTATTACCAGCTCGGCGACGACCGCGCAGGGCCAGCACGGTGCCGCGACGGGTGCGACTGCCGCCGACACCACGGTCGGCACGGCGCAGGGCCAGCACACTGCGGCCAGCAGCGGCGCCACGCTGCAGGCAACGGGCACGACGGCGCAGGCGCAGGCGGCCAGCGCCCTGGCGGGCCTGTTCCAGCCGGCCAGCAGCGGCACCGCGCAGGCCCAGGCGGCGAGCGCGCAGGCGAACGTTGCCGTGGACGGCGCGACCGCTACCGCGCAGGTCCAGCAGGGCGATGCGCAGGGTGAACTGTCCCTTGATGTGGCCGTTACGGCCAGCCAGGCGCAGCAGCAGGGTGCCGTGCTCGACACGGGCGCGGCGCTGTCCGTACAAACTTCGGCCGTCCAGCAGGCCGCCGGCCAGCTCGCCAGCGCGTATGTCGCCGATGTCCTGACGGCGCAGGAACAGGACACCAAAGCACTGGCCGGGGTCGCCATCGCCGCGCAGGTGGGCAGCGCACAGGCGCAGGGCGCAAGCGCCGATGCCGCGACCGGCGCCGATGCCGCCGTCGCCACGCGCCAGTACCAGCGCGTGCGTGCCCAGGCGCGCGCCGAGAGCGAGAACACGACTGAAACCGGCCAGACCCAGCGTGCCGTCGGCCAGCTGGGCCTGTCCTCGGACGCGCCAGCGGCCACCATGCAGGGCCAGCACGCCGATCTGCTGGCGGGCGTGGCGTCCGATGTGCAGGCAACGACCGGCCAGGCCGAACATATCGGCGACGGAAACATTCTGGTGGTCGGTGTCGTGCTGGGCATCACCACGACGCAGGCGGCGCAACACACGAAGGGCGCACTGGCGCAGTACGCGGCCCAGCCCGGCACGCTGTCGCTGGCCACGAAGCGGCTGCACCTGTCACTGGCGGGATCGGCCCAGGCCCAACCCGCGCTACAGGCGCCCAACCGCGTGCGCACCGCCCTCGGCGGGCGCGTTGATCTGAGGCCCGAACGATGAGCACCATCCATATTCTCTATATTGGCAACAACAGCATCGTGGACGTGACGGGCCTGAAGAACGAGAACAGCGGCGCGGTCGTGACCGATGCGCGTGTCTCGGTGGCCCTGTTCGACGCCGCTGGCCTGCCGGTCGCCGGGGCGCAGTGGCCCCTGGAAATGGCGTACCTGGCCGACTCAAACGGTGTCTACCGCGCTACGCTGCCGTACACGCTCGACCTGGCCGAAGGCGGGCGCTACATTGCGCGCGTCGTGGCCGATGCCGGCGACGGCCTGCACGCGCAGTGGGACATGCCCTGCGTGGGCCGGCTGCGGACGTAAAAAAGCCGCCCGCAGGCGGCTCGAACGGAACTGTGCCGGCTCAACTGCACCAGCCGCCGATCCGGTCCCACAGCAGATTCAGGTAATAGCCGATCTCATTGGTGTTGCCGACCATCGCCTCGGCGGCATCGTGCAATGAGATCATGCCGTCGAACCCGCCGAAGAAGGCGGCGGTCTGGCCGATCAGGCGGATGTCGTGACAGATCGCCTGTCCGCGCGCACCGTTGCGCTGCTGCTTGTCCATCTGGTCCCACTCCCGCACCAGTTCGACGAGCACGTCTGCGATGGGGCGTTCGTTGCTGATGTCCATCTTGTCTCCTTGTTAGCGTGGGGAATAGCCCTGTTCGGCCAGCGCCGCCTGGACGGCCTCGATCCCGCGGATCATGCGGTAGGCCAGGGCGGTACGTTCGGCTTCGGGCAGGTGCGGTTCCGTCTTGTTGTAGAACGTCTGGAACGTTGACCGCTTGCAGAACTGCGCCAGTTCCCACGCACAGCCGTCGTCCATGGTTGCGGTGATGGTGACGGGATCGTGGCTCATGATGGCTCCGACTCGTTTATGATCGCCACGCGGCGCGTCATCATGGACTGGGCATACTCCCAGCGCCATTCGTAGTACGCCGCCGTCTTGCACATATGGTCGTAGTCCTTGCGCGCCTGATGGTAGGCCTTGACGGCGTCCTGGAACCACGCGTACTCGCCTTCGAGGTCGAAGCAGCCATCATTGATCCAGCTTTCGAGCATCTTGCGGGCCTCCTCGGGGATGCCCTCGGGGATCTTCGGGAAGGCCGGTCCATCGTATTCCGGCGTGCTCGGCTTGAACCAGTAGGGAATTTCGTGCGGCGCGTGCGCGGCGAAATAGTCCAGCAGGGTAATCACCTGGCCATCGTCGTGGCCGGCCAGTGCGGTGTTGAAGCCGGCGTGGCGTCGGGTTCTGTTTTGCATGGTCGCTCCTTTAGTGAAGGTGGTTGCGTAGGACGGGCTGCTGCTTGACAAGGGACGGCTCGAACCCGGAATCCCACGGCCATCGCCTATTCTTGTCCGTCCACACGAGTTGTAGCGCGGTGTAGTCGGGGAAACGGTGCAGGACGGCATACATGTACTGGTCGGCTGCGCTGCGCGGCGCCGGCACAAGGCGCGCGGGGAAGCCCTCGGCCACGTCGTCCAGGTCGGTATCGAGCGCCGGTACGCCGCTGTTCGTGAAGCGCCGGCCCATGTCGTTCAGGAACTTGTGCGCGATCTCCATCGGCAGGCCGAACATGATGATCTCTGGATAGCCCTTCGCACTCAGGCCGACCGTGTACGAGAATGGCGGGCTGTTATCACTGCCGAACACACCCTGTACGGCCCATCCGTACTTGGCGATCATGGCGTCGAATTCGGCTTCGACGGCTTTGCGGTCTTTCATGCTTGCTCCTTTTGGTGGTTGAAAAAAGGCAGGCCGAAGCCTGCCGGGGTTACTGTTTCGGTTTCGTTCCCTGTTCGGCCTTGTACGCCTTGTACAGGGGCGAACGGTAGATGGTGGACAGGGCGATCCCGACCTGCCTGGCGGCAGCGTAGGCCGACAGCGTGCCGCCGCTCGCGCGCAGCAGGGCGACGGCCTTGGCGACTTCGGCGGACGGACGGCCGCTCATTGGTTGGCTCCTTGCATGGTTCTCTCCTTCGGTTACAGGCCCGCTTCGCGCGGGTCGATCAGGTCATACTTGCGCGCCCAGGCGTCAACCGTGGCTTCCACAGGCCGGTCGCCGGCATCGCACTCGTACAGTTCGGCCAGCATCAACTCGTCGTCCCAGCACCAGCGGTCGCTGGCGTAGGCCAGGATGCGCTGGAACAGGTGGTCAGTCGTGTCGTTCACGTCGGCCCCTTTCATTTGTGCAGCAGCCCGTTGCGGTCGCCCGGATCAATCGGCGAGACGGGCTTGTAGTCGAACAGCTTGGCCCAGGGGATGCCCGTCAGCGCCCCGCGCAGGACCGGCAGGTTCTCGATGCAGCACGCTGCGAGCACCAGCACCGCGCTGGCCAGCACCAGCGGCCACGTCCTGCGCCCGGCCCGGACAGTGGTGGCAGGCCGGTCGCGCATCCACTGGCGCTCGGCTTCGGTCGCCACCCACGGATCACGCGCCGGGGTGACGAACCGCCCGTCAGGTTTCGTCACATGGTGACGAACTTCGTCAGGGCGGGTCATGGTCAGGCTCCGTCGTTGGCGGCTTGCGGCGCCATGATGGCGTCGGCGGTCTTGTCCAGCGCAGCACGCATGCGGCGCGCGAGGTCCTTATCGTCGCGCACGCGGAAGAACGATTCGACGAGGTCGATCAGAATCTCCATCGCGTGCGCGTCATTGGGCAGCCCGTTGTACTCGATGATGCTGTCGCCCAGCCAGTCGCCGAATTCCAGACTGACTTCGTACTCGAACACGCCGGGATAGTCTTCCTGCACGGCCTCGGCAGCCTCGCGCAGCGCATCAATGCGCGGCACCCATTCCATGGCGGCATCGACCAGCTCGATCATGCCTTGGTCGTACGCCTTGTAGACCTTGTCCAGGTCGGCCCTGTACAGGCCCTGCATCACGAATGCCGCCGTGATTGCGGTCTGACGCTGATCCATTGCTATCTCCTTGGGTTGCCGGGACAATTCCCGCACCAGCGCCCGCACGGCAGGCGCTGGCGCTGGACCTGTCATGTGTGGCGGGTTTCGTCCTTGTACATGCCGCGCGCCTTGGTCAGCGCCGCATCGAAGTCGATGCCGAGCCGGTCGCACCAGTGCATGAGATCGGCCAGCAGGTCGCCGAGCACGGTGGCGTTATCCTCTCCGGCCCGCACCATGCCGGTCGCATGCGCGAAGGTCATCAGGCCCTGCGCGGCCCATCCGGCGCGCTGCTCGTTCATCCCGTCCGGGTCGGGCGGCAGGTTGGTGATCGTGTTCATTGCTCAGTCTCCTCGGCCAGGTCGTCCGATTGATACGGCTCGATCTCCTTGTTGCAAACCGGGCAGCGGTCGTTACACGTGCAGCTCCATACGTCTGTCCACTCCTGGCCACAGTGGCGGTAGTGGTTGCGGAACTGCGGTTCATCTTCGTTCTCGCGGTCGGGATCGGTGTCCGGCACCCACACCCAAGCCATGACTTGCGCGCCGCCTTCGCCCTGCGAAACGACCGGGTTGCCGTCAAACGACACGCTATCGGACAAGTTTTTCTCCTGCGCGGCGGCCACGTATGGGTCATCGCTATCGGCGCCGAGGATGTTGACCACTTCGCCGATGTCGAGGCCGTTGTGATTCAGGTTCTGGCACAGCGGGTCGATTTGCTTGGCGGTCAGGCGCGGCCACGATTCGTCGCCACTGGCGATGGTGCGGATGGCGTCGTAGTGCGCGTAGCTCGTGTGGATGCCCAGCTCGTGTTGATACAGGCGCAGCGCGGCCAGCACGGTCGCATGGGCCTGCGGGGTCAGCGCGTACAGCGCCGGTTTCGATTGGTCGGACATGGTCAGGCTCCTTTCGTCGTGTCAAGTGAAGGGCAGTCGGCAGGCGCGGCAACGCTCCAGCCCCGCGCACGCATGATGCGGCCGACGATGTACAGGGTGTAGTGCGGCACGTCGCGGTCGGCGATCCCGATCACGGCGCCACACTCCGGGCAGCAGCCGGCCGGGGCAAGTTCCCCAGGTAGCACGCGGTCGTGAATGTGGTGGATGTGGTGAATCCCGTTGATCTCGCTCATGGTGCCGGTCCAGTCGCACTCCTCGCACGCGTAGGTGGTCGGCGTGCCCGGCTCCTGCTTCGGCGCGGCCAGCGGCAGCGGTTCGACCAGGTGCCGGAACAGACCGTACAGCACGTTGTAGTCGTCGCCGGTCGGCGCACGTTCCTCCGCGCTCAGCCTCGCGTCGTAGTCCTGCATGGCCTTCACCAGCCGCTCCAGCGGGTCCTGCGGTGTCGTTGTCATGGCATCCTCCTGTGATCGGGACTATTCCCGCGTCAGCGCCCCCTCTGGAGACGCTGACACTGGCCTAGTCTTCGTAGCGTGTCAGTCCGGGGACCGTGTCGCCGTCGCTGTCAAAGCGCAGCAGCGCGATGCCCAGGCGTTGTGCGTAGCGCATGACGCCCGCCAGATCGTCGGGCAGGCTGGAAAGACTCTGTTCCATCACGTCCGGCACCGTCACGAAAAAGCCGTTCGGATAGGCGCCGATGCTCATGGCGGGCCAATTGTTGTCGCCGCGTTGCATCTTGTCCATGGTGCGCTGTGTCAGGTAGCCTGTAGACAGGTCCAGGTAGGTATAGAGCATGGCGTTCTCCTAGAGTCGGGTTGCCACGCGGGCGTTGGCGCGCAGGATCGTCCAGTGCTCGATCTCGTTGTCGCAGTAGCGGATGTATGCCGCTTCGCGCTGCGCCTCGTCACTGCCGAACACGGCGAAATCGCGCTCGCTCGGGCCGGTCTGGAGCGCAGCGGCTGTTTCGCAATGGTCGTCCACGAACGCAATCAGGCCGTCCCACACGACGCTGTAGTGAGCGTATGGCACGTCCTCGTTAAGGGCGATCTCCAGCAGGTTGCCGTTCAGGGTCCAGGTGCTGTATTCCTCGGGCTGGACCAGTTCGGCCAGCGCCTCGATAGCGGCCTCATGGCCGGGTTTGATGCGCAGCTCGCCGCGCAGGAACAGATTGGTGCTCACAGTGCCTCCTATAGGTGGTTGCCGGGGACTGCCCCCGCGTCAGCGCCCGTTGTCCAGGCGCTGACACTGGATCAGTCGTCAGCCTGCTCGATCTGCGCCTCGACCCACTGCCAGTAACCGCGCAGGGTGTCGCCCTCGGCCACTTCGTGCCGCCAGTCGCGGCGCAGGTACTGCGGATGCTCGCCGTTGTCGCGCTCGGTGCTGTACTTCTCCTGTAGCTCGTCGGCGGCCAGCAGGCGGTCGGAGCGCGCCAGCTCGGGCCGGTAGGGCATGCCGTCCGGCGCGCCTTTCTTGATGTTGAAGTCCCACTCGGACACGGTCGCGTCCGTCATGGCCGTCAGGATGTCGTGTTGCCCGATGTGGTGCGCGGCGGATTCCAGGTTGTGGCCAAGCTGCGCCGCGTCCGATTCGTCCGCGTCGAAGGTGAAGTTCAGGATCAGGCGTCGTTTGATGAGCATGGTCAAATCTCCAGGAACACGTCGTCAGGGGTTTGGCAGATGGCTACCACGTTGTGCACGGCCCAGCCCGGCCCGTTGTCGCGCTGGGCGTCCTCTCCCGCATCCTTCTCGCGGTCGGCGCCTTCCAGCGAATTCAGGTAGCGCGCGTACTCGTTGCGCTGGTGGTTGTACAGCGTTACGGCGTACAAGGTTTTCATGGTCGCCTCCGTCTTACAGCAGGCCACGTTCGGCCATCGAGCACGATGCGGACGCGGTGACGATGATGTGGTCAAGCACGCGCACCTCGATGAGGGCCAGGGCGGTCTTGAGCTGATTCGTGAGAATCATGTCGGCCTCGCTCGGGTCCGTCTTGCCCGACGGATGATTGTGCGCAAGGATCACGTTGGCCGCATTGTGGTGCAGCGCGGCCTTGACCACTTCGCGCGGGTAGACCCTCGCGCCGGTCAGGTCGCCCCGGAACATTTCCTCGCGCGCGATCAGGCAGTTCTTGGCGTCCAGGAACAGCACCATGAAGACTTCGTGTTCCAGCTCGCCGGCGTACAGGCGCATGTACTCGCGCACCGCCGACGGACGGGTCAGCAGCTCGCCGGGCTTGCGCATGCGGTTCGAGAGGATCGACAGGGCGCGGCGGATCGTGGCGTCCTCGCGCTGCCTGCGGGTGTCCGGGCGCGGTTGAACCGGCTCGGTGTGAAGGGTAACGACGTTCGTGCGGGTCATGACAGGCTCCAGAGTAGGGCGCAGCCACATGGGCCGCGCCGTGGGTTCATCAGGCAGGTTGGGCGGCTTCGTCTTGCAGGCGGTAGTATTCGCGCGCCTCGGCCAGCACCTTGTCGATCTCCAGCAGTGCCTGCGCATGGGTGTCGCGGATGGCCTTCTCGGTGCCGCGCTTGCCTTGTGCTACCAGCAGCACGCGCGACAGGTCGCCGCCAGTGCCGCCCAGGTTGAACCGATGCGACCGGAAATGGCCCTCCCGCTTGTGGCCCGTCACGCGTGTCGCCACGCCGACCACACGGCCCCGCTGTGTGTGCTTGCCAGTGCGGAGCACGATCACGCGGCTGTTGCCGATGTCGCACTCGGTCTCTGCTTCCCAATCGCCGTGCAGGGTCTTGCCGATCTTGGTCTGGTGCTGCTGTTCCATGATGCCCTCCTATGGTTGAGTGATTGACGGACAGTGCGGGCGCACAAGCCCACGAACACAGTATATAGCATGATGCTACATAAGTACATGCACGATTGCGCACGGCAATGCGCGCATACCCAGGACAGAACACCATGAGCACCCAATACGACTTCGCCGCCGCCGAGATCGACTACGCGGCCGGCGGCTATTCGATCAATGCACTGGCGATCAAGCACAACATTCCCGAGCCGACCTTGCGCAGGTACGCGAAGAAACAGGGCTGGATCAAGGGGACCAGCGATGTTAAGCGCGAACTCGTCCGCGAGGCAATGGCCGGGATGCCGCTTGACGAATCGTTGACGAACGAAATGACGAATGGCGAGGCGATTCGTCAGGTCCAGCTCGATGAAGCGACGCAGGACGTGGCCGACATGAACACCGGCCTGGCAGTGGCCCGTAGAAGCATGGGCAAGCTGCTGCTCATGGTCGACCAGGTCGACCACCCCAAGGACGTGAAGACCATCTGCGAGGCCAACAAGCTGGCAGTCGAGACGATCCGCAAGATTCGCGCACTGGACGACGACACCCCGCCCGAGGCCAGCGTGCAGGTCGAGATCAGCGACGGATTCGCCGAGCTGCGCGCCGCCTTCCACAAGCGCCTCCAGCAGCCCGTAGGAGCTGTCCAGGACGACGATGCTGGCACTGCCTGACGAATTCCGCGCCACGCTGCACAGCGCGCCGTTCGACACGGTCGCGGACCTGTGGGAGCTGGTCGAGAACCGCTACGGCATCGAGGGCAAGGCATGGCTGGGACGCAATGACAGGTTCTACCTGCTCACGCGCCTGCTGCACCGGCTCGACGCGATCCACCCCTGGCTGTACGCGCGCTGCCGTGAAGTCGAGGCAGAACCCGACGGATGCCTCGACCTGTGGGCGCGCGAGCACTACAAAAGCACGATCATCACCTTCGCCGGCATCATCCAGGAAATGATCGTCAATCCCGAGATCACCATCGGCATCTTCTCGCATACCAAGCCGGTTGCGAGGAAGTTCCTGTTGCAGATCAAGCAGGAGCTGGAAGCGAACAAGGACCTGCACAGCACCTACCCGGACGTGTTCTACACCGATCCACGCGGCCAGTCGCCGAAGTGGTCGGAAGAGAAGGGCATCGTCATCAAGCGCAGGAGCAACCCCAAGGAAGCCACGCTCGAAGCGCACGGCCTCGTCGACGGCCAGCCGACGGGCGCCCACTTTTTGCTGCGCGTCTACGACGACGTGGTGACGCGCGAGTCTGTCTCTACGCCGGACCAGGTCAACAAGACCACCACCGCATGGGAGCTGTCCGACAACCTCGGCGCACGCGGGGAAGACGGGCGCATCCGGGCCTGGCACGTCGGGACCCGCTACTCCTACATGGACACGTACCAGGAGATCATCGACAGGAAGATCCTCAAGGTGCGGCTGTATCCGGCCACGAAGGACGGCACGCCGGATGGCGAGCCGGTCTTCCTGACGGCCCAGGCATGGCGCGACAAGAAGCTCGCACAAGGCCCGTCCACGATCGCCTGCCAGCAGCTGATGAACCCCGCGGCCGGCAACGAGGCCATGTTCAAGAAGGAATGGCTGTCGTTCATCGACATCCGGCCCGCGACCCTGAACGTGTACATCATGGTCGATCCCGCCCACTCGAAGAAGAAGGGCAGCGACAACACCGCCATGGCCGTGGTCGGTATCGACGCCGGCGGCAACAAGTACCTCTTGGACGGCTACCGCCACAAGATGGGCCTGCGGGAGCGATGGGAAGCCTTGAAGGGCCTGCGCAGGTACTGGACCAGCCAGCCAGGTGTGCAGGCCGTGTTCTGCGGCTACGAACGCTACGGCATGCAGGCCGATCTGGAGTACATGGAAGAACAGATGCAGCGCGACCGCGAGGCGTTCGAGATCATCGAGCTGAACTGGACCAGCGACGGCGCCCAGGCCAAGGATGACAGGGTCCAGAGGCTTCAGCCCGACTTCATCAGCAAGCGGTTCTACCTGGCTGCCGTGGTCCAGGGCGAGACGGCGAACCAGAAGCGCATCCGCGAGCAGGGACAACCCTTCCGCATCTTCAAGCCCGTCATGCGCCGCGACCACGAAGGGAACATGTACAGCCTCAACAAAGGGTTCCTCGAAGAGTTCCTGACCTACCCATTCAGCGCCAAGAAGGACCTGATCGACGCCGTCAGCCGCATCTACGACATGTCGCCGGTCGCTCCGATCCTGATCGACGAGCGGGTGCTGGAGCCGGAAACCTACGCCGACGGGATGTGAGCATGCGGATCACCACCAGGAAGTACAGCGAAGCGGGCGGGCTGACGTTCTACCGCATGCGCTTGGGCGATCACGCCATCGAGCTGATGGCCACCGCCAAGGAAATGCAGGTGGAAGGGCGCCGCCAGGTAGTCGCAAGGCTGCTGTGGCGTGCCAGGGCCGAGCTGCGCCGGGCAGCAGCCGGCGCCTGACCGACACCTCGACTCGCACCAGCAACGCCGCTATACTCGATCCTGCATGGCTGTGGGGGCGATGCCAACGTCCTCGGTGCTGCAAGGTGCCGGGGACGTTTCTACGTCCGGGCCTGCCTCCTCCAGCACCACCTCGGCCATGATGCCCTTGCTGCGGTAGCGGATGCGCAGCGGCAGGACCGGCGGCACAGGGCTACGGGCGTTCATCGTCAGCCATGCGATCCCGCTGTCGGGGAAGGGGATCGAGACCGGCAGCACCTCAACGTCGCCGACCATCAGCGCATCGAGCATGGCGCGGCGCCGGACATGCTTGCCGGCCCAGGTGCCGACGTACCAGCCTTCACGATCTCGCCGGCTCGTCACAGCGCCCCCTGTCCATCGAGCATGCGGTTCGCCACCAGCGGCACGCCGAGTTCCCGCGCCATCTTGCGTGCGAGCTGGCCACGACGGAAGGCGCGAGCGAACTGCACGTGCGGCCTCGGCACCAGTGGAGCGTAGCGGCGCACCGCCTTGCCATCCACATGGCCCATGTAGAAGCCCTCCCGCTGGTTGCGGCTCGTTGGCACGGTCCCCGGCAAGATCCCCGACACGACCCAGGCAGCGTACTGGTTGCGGGTCAGGCCGAGGAACTCGCGCAGGGTCCGGCCCTCGCCCTCGCCGGCATGCCAGCGTTCGGTGAGATCGTCGAGCTGTTCAGGCGATGGCGTCACGACGTGGTGGTTCATGCCGGCAACTCGCCGGTATGCACCTGCCCAGCCTGCACCAGTGCCAGGTACTCTGGATCGTCGTAGATGCCCTTCGAGCCGACCACGGCGCGGTAGATGCGACCCTCGGCGTCCGAGAACAGGCACAGGTCGCTGTTCGAGACGGTGCGGTTGCGCCCGCAGGCCTTGCCGTTGGAGACGATGTAGCGGACCGCGCAGCCGGCGTCCAGCGCCTTGCGGAACGCGTGCTCGTCCTTCATGCCGATCACGATGTCGGCAATGCGTTGCGCCCTCTTGATGACGGCCATGTCAGAAGTCCTCGTAGTTCAGGGTTGGCTTGTCCAGGGCGACCAGCATCTTCGTCAGCCCGGTCCGCAGGTCCTCGACGCTGTCGAAGCTGGTCGTCATGGCGTTCTGCGTGATCGAGTGCGGCGCCTCGATGGGCGTGTCGTAGTGCGCTTCGTGGATGGCGTAGGACTCGTAGCGCACGCCGTCGACGATCTGCGTCGAGCGGACGACGCGGTAGTTCCATGTGTTCATGCGGGTTTCCTCAATACAGGGTGCGGCACGAGGCCGCGTAGACGCTCCAGCAGGGCGTCGAGCTGGTCGAACGGGTACATCTGGTCCGGGCCACGATCCAGCGCGTCCAGGTGGTCGAGATACAGGCCGTAGCCCCGCTCGGGCTTGACCACGACGCACAACTCGCCTATGTCCAGCCAGACCGTGCCGTCGCCGCTCTCGTCGTCCACCCACACGCGTTGTCCAAGGACGCGCATGGCCTCGATGATGGGCTTGACAAGAAGCAGGCTCATTCGGGTTCCCTCGGCAGGGCGTGGAAGGTATGGTTGCAGTGCGGGCAGGTGTAGATCACCAGGTTGAAGAACGGCTGCACCTCGACCGCATCGGGATGGCCCCACTGGTAGCGGTCCTTGTCCTCGATCGGCATCGGGTGCTCCGCGGTGCAGTAGCGGCGGTGCAGCGGGATGTACGTGGCCTGCATCGTCAGTCCCGCTCCAGCACCCATTCGGCACGGCCGACGTAGACCATTTCTTCCCACTGGGCGAAGTAGAACGCCGCGCCACCGGGCTGGCCGTTCTCTCCGGTCATCTGGATGTAGACCATGGCGCCGAAGTCCTTCGGCTCGCGGACGGTGGCGAAGCAGCAGGCGAACATCGGGTTGCGGCAGTCGGGCGAGAGCTGGACGACATCGCCCTCTTCGAGCTGGCGGGCGTCCGGCTTCATGCCTTGCGCTTCTGAAGCGCCTCGATCACGTCGCCGATGGCGCTGCGCAGGGCTTCCAGGTACTTATCGGCGGGCATGTCCTCGGGGTCCAGCATTTCCGTCAGGTAGGCGGCGATGTCCTCGTCGGTATTCAGGTAGTCGGACGCCTTCCACGGTTGCAGCGCGGCGATCTTGTCCTGGTCGAACTGGATGTTGTCGTTGGTGTCGTTGGTGTCGGTCATGGTTGCTCTCTCAGCGGTCGGAAATCCGGGTCATCTGCCCGCACTTCTCGCACTTGGTGCGGGATCGTTCGCGCAGGCGTTGCAGCTGGTCATGGTAGCTGCGGCGGTAGTTGTGCCACTGCGTCTCCTGCCTGGCCAGTTCGCCCAGCACGTGCATCGGGTTCAATCTGGCATGGCAGGTGCCGCACTCGACCTCGGCCAGCTTCTCGTCGATCAGGTACGGCCCCTTGTGGCGAAACATGCAGGGGCTACGGTCCTTCGGCGCCAGCGTCAGCACCGGCGGATTGTCGGCATCAAGCGGCCCGCGATAGCATACGCCAAGGGACACCACGTTGTCGTCTTCGATCACGGTCAGCCCCAGATCGCGTACAGACCGCCGATCATGCCGATGATGCACAGGACACCATAGACAGGTTCGGCGAAGGCGATGAGGGTACAGCCAGCGCAGCAGGCCACGCTGGCGATGGCGCGGGCGGTCGGGTTGGTCACAGATACTCCTTCGGCAGCATCGGGATGTCGCCGGCACTCACCGAAACGCACGCGAGGACGTGCAGCGCCTGCGCCAGCCTGCGGTCGCGGTTCACCCAGCCGAGCAGGGCAGGGGCAGCGTCAGCCGCACGGACCTGGCCGGCGTGGTTGTCCGCATAGCGCAGCGCCTTGGCCTCGGCCACGACCACGATGGCGTCGAGCACCTGCAGCTCCAGCTCCTCGTCGGCGCGGATCACCTTGAGCCGGGTCTTGGCGTCGGCCAACGCGTCGACCAGCACCCCGTCCGCCCACGCGGCAGCGTCTTTGCGAGGCGTGTCGAACATGTCGATAGTGTCGATCACGGCGCCACCCCAGGCATCAGCAGCCGGCGCAGGGCACGGTAGTTTGCCAGCGACAGGCCGAACTCGTCGTTGGTCTGCACGAAGCGGGCCTGGTGCTCGGGGTCGTCGAAGTCCAGCGGCAGGTCGTCAACGATGGCGTAGTCCCTGATCTGCGGATGCGTCTTGAGCCACAGCGCGATCTCGTCGGTGCGGGCGTAGTCCCCGCCCAGGTCGCGGGTTGCCGCCATCACCGGCAGGTCCAGATAGTGCGCCACCTCTTCGATCGTGAAGTTCAGGCGCCACGTCGAGGTCAGCACGATCACGCAGTCGGTCTCGCGGCACAGCTTGCGCACCAGCGCGAGCGCCACCGGGTCGAAGCGGGCCAGGTCGACCGTCGAGAAGTCGTGCGGGTAGCCGCCGAACGCCGCCATGGTGCGGTCGGAATTGATGACGCCGTCGATGTCGAGGAACAGCACCTTCATGGCTGGTCCTCGATGCGTTGCATGCGTTCGCCGAAGTCGACCGGATCACGATAGTACAACGCGCCCGTCTGCACATCGCGGTAGACCGTGACGATGTTGCCGCGCTTTTCGCCCGCGCCGCGAGCATGCCCGAGATTCTCGTAGGTCCCGCCCTTGCCGATGCAGGTGTACAGGTCCCGGTCGGTGACGGCCGCATGATCCATGGCGTGCCAGAGTTCGGGCCAGCGCCACTGCGCCGGCAGCGGATGCGCCGACGCGAACTGCGCGTAATACGCCTCGGCGGCAGCGGCGACAGCCAGCGTGTACGGCCTGACACGGTAGCCGTTCAGGCGGCGTGCGATCTCTTCGGCGTAGGCGATCTCGCGCTCGACCGAGCCGAAGTCGCCACTGATCTCCAGCGCCACGTCGTGAGTGAAGTCGTCGGACTGGATCACGATGCGGCCCTGGCCCCAGTCGTTGACCTGCCACGGTCCCTTTTCCGTGACTGTCACGGATTTGCGCAGGCCACTGCCGCCGCACGCGCCGCAGGTGTCGTCCCCACCGGGCGGCACCGGCGAAGTCTTGAGGCCCTGGCCGACGCATTCCTTGCACCAGTCGCCCAGCATGGCCTGCGCTTCCGCATCGGCAGCAGCGTGGCCAGCCGGATCGGCACGGCGCGACACCGCCTCGTAGATTTCACCGTCGCTCGGGGGGTCTTCCTGGTCGAGGCTGGCCAGGATCTTGCGGATGTCCTGGGCATAGACTTTTGCCACCGCATGGCTTACCCCGCCGAACTCGAACCGGCCGGCCAGGAATTCGAGCATGCCGCGCGCCGTCGTTGCCACCGGATCGTTGCAGCCGCAGTCGCAGTCCTTCTTGATCCTGGCCTCGGCCGCCGGACTGGCCGCCATCCGTTCGCGCAGCTCGATGCACTCCTGCGACTTCGCCGTAGCCCTGGCTTCGGCGCGGTCGGCGCGCAGCGTCTCGGCGGCGAGCCGGCGATGCAGCGCGATGATCTCCTCGTCGGCCGTGATCGCGGTTCCCCAGCAGGTCCTGTTGATCTCGGCCTCGATCTCGGCATGGGTCCGCTCCGGGTAGGCCCGGACCATGTTGACGTGGAAGGCAGCGCGCAACTGGCGCAGCCTGGCCAGCACCGCCTCGGACACGAACATCGGCGGAACCCGCTCGTCGATCAGCCCCGCCTCGACCAGCTCCTGGCGAACCATGTCCATGCAGTCGGCCATGCCCTGCAGCGCCAGGCGCTTCGTATCGACCTCCGGGTGGTCCAGCAGCCGCGCGAAGGAGCGGTCAAACGCTTCCAGTTCGTGCTGCCAGTACGCGGCCGAATCGTGGTTGCGCCGTTCCGTCTCGGCGTTGATGCACTCCGTGATCGCGTCCCGCCATGCCGAGCGGTGCGTCGTGAAGTTCGCCGGGATGTACTGCTGCGCCGGATCGCCGGCGCGGGCCTGCTCCACCAGCGGTTTGAGCGCCGCCCGCGCGTCCGCCGGCAGGATCTGCTCCCACTCGTCGTAGTAGTGCACCAGTTGCCGGTCGCGGCTCATGCCCCCGCCAGCGCCTTGTTCTGTTTCTTTTTGGATATCCATCACGCCAGTTTCTCGCGTGCTGTTACCACCTGTCAAGAGTTCGGAGACCTCCCATGAAGAAGTTCGTCACTCCTGTCGCAGTACCGGAACAGGTGCCCAGCATGAAGGCGCCGCCGGCCCCGCCGAAAGCGGCCCAGCCGCCGCGCGTGCCGGCGCCGAACCCCGACGTGCCGTCGCCGATGGCGCGCCCGCCGGTGGCCAAGACCAGCCGCCAGGTACCGAGCGTGCCGACCGGCCGCGGCGTGGTGCGCACCGACACCCATAACCAGGCCAACCAGATCCCGCATCACGCCAAGCACAAGGGCCGGGGTGTGTGATGGCGACCGGCGCGTTCCCTCCCGCGCCGTTCCAGCCATCCCCCGACTTCGTGGCCTGGCTCGACAGCCTGCCGCCCAGCTCGCTACCACCGCAACCGCTGCCGATTCCCGAGGATTCCGATGAGTGACGACCGTACCATCCCGCGCTATTCGACCCGCCTGTGGTCGGAAGAGGTCGGGATGGCCGATCCCGGCGCGAACTTCGACGCCCCGCCGGTGCTCGGCTACAGCTTCGGCGGCCGCACGCTCACCACCGATGTCAACACGACCCTGTACGCCCCGATCCCGCCGGTGCAGCCGGTGGTCGAGGCGGCCACGCGCCAGACCCAGATCGCCCAGGCCGTCGCCGAGATCGTGATCCAAGCACCGGAGTCGATCGTCACCAGCCAGTTCCAGTCGGTGCAGGCGGTCCTCGCCGCCGTCACCCCGCCGGCCCTGCTCGACGTGGCCACCGGCCAGGCCCAGACCAGCCGCGCGATCGCGCCGGTCGACGGCACCCGCCCGCTGGCAGTGGCCAGCGCCACCACCCGCCAGGGCCAGCGCACCGTCGGCTACGCCAGCGCCGCCGCCGCCAGCGATCCGCCGCAGACCGGCACGCCGATCGACATGGGCGCCCAGATCACCACGCTCAAGCTGGAAAACACCACCACCAGCGCCGTCACCAACCAGGCCTTCGCGCTCGGCCACGTGTTCGCCCTCGGCAACCTGCCGGCGGCCGGCGCCGGTATCGCCCTGCAGCTGCCCGACGGCAGCAGCATCGCCTCCCAGCTCAACGTCAAGGCGCTGCACGCGGACGGTTCGGTGCGCCACGCCGTCATCAGCGGCGTGCTGCCCAGCCTGGGCGCGTCGGCCTCGCAGACGCTGTCGATCCGGCGCGCGCCCGCCGCCGCCAGCGCACCCGCCATCGGCCTGCCGGCCACGCTGCCAAGCGTGTCCATCACGATCAGCGGCGCGGTCTACACCGCCAGCGCACAGGGCGCCACCTACAGCACCTGGTTCGCCGGCCCGATCTGCTCCGACTACATCTTCAACGTGCCGTTCGTGGGCGCCGCCGGTCCGCACCCGACCCTGACCGCGCAATTCTCGGTACGCGTGTTCAACACCGGCACCACCCGCGTCGACGCGGTCGTCGAGCACTGCAAGGCCTACGCCTCGACCACCGACATCACCTACGACGTGACCGTCAGCGCCGGCGGCACGACCTACTACAGCAAGACCGGCCTGATCCACACCCCGGCGGCGCGCTGGAAGCGCACCTTCTGGATCGGCACCGCGCCAAAGCTGCACATCCGCCACGACACCGCCTACCTGATCGCCTCCAGGGCCGTGCCGAACTACGACCAGCGCATCAGGATCTCCGAATCCCTGCTGGCCGGCTACGCGACCGCGCTGGGCAACGGCAAGTTCGTGCCGATGGGCACCGGCAGCCTGCTGCCGGCCATGGAAACCACCGGCGGGCGGGCCGACATCGGCATCATGCCGGACACCCACGTCGCCCTGATCCTGTCGATGGACAAGCGCGCCAAGGACATCGCCCTGGGCAACGCCGACGCCGGCGGCACCTGGCCGGCCTGCCGCCGCGACGACAGCACCGGGCCGGGCGCCGGCTATCCGCTGTCGGTCCTGAACTTCCCGTATGCCACGGTCCTGGGCGGAGGCAGCGACGGCATCAACCCGACCACCGGCAAGAACGAGCACCTGCCTGCGCTCTCCACCGTCACCCAGGCGCACTGGGATTCGTCGCACCAGCCGGGCGTGTTCTACCTGCCGTACCTGCTGACGGCGGACCTGTACTACCTCGAAGGCCTGCACTTCTGGTGCGCCGCGAACATCTACCAGTCCAACCCGTACTACCGCAACAAGGCGCAGGGCCTGATCTCGCCGGACCAGGTGCGCGGCCAGGGCTGGAACATCCGCTCGCTGGCCGAGTGCGCCTACGTGACGCCGGACGACCACCCGCTGAAGTCCCACTTCGACTACTGGATCGGCACGAACTTCGCCTGGTACAACCAGAAATACACCGACGGCAACGACAACGTGCTGGGCATCATCACCGGCAGCGCGTTCGCCTACAACAACGGGCGCGGCATGGCGCCGTGGCAGGACGACTTCTTCACCCAGGCCCTGAGGCACGCCGTCGAGCTGCTCGACAACAGCGCCGCCAAACGCCTCTTGATGTGGAAGGCGAAGTTCCAGGTCTCGCGCATCGTCGGCGAGGGCACCTGCATCATGGACGCCGCCAACTACGACCTGAACGCCCGCGACAGCTCCACGTCGCCGTACTACACCACCATCGGCCAGTGCATGGCGGCGACCATCCCGGCCACCATGAGCCAGTACCCGTGCAACTCGCCGCAGCGCCTGGCCACCGCCAGCTCGCCGAACCTGCTGCCCGGCGACATCGACGGCTACCCGGACTCGACCCAGGGCTATCCGGCCAACATGCAGCCGGCGCTGGCCGCCGCGGTCGACATCGGCTACCCGCAGGCCGACATCGCCTGGGCCATGTTCGACGCGCGGCCCACGAAACCGGACTACTCGACCGGCCCGCAGTTCGCCATCGTGCCGCGCCCGCGCTAGGACCATGGACCAGACCAGCCTGTCCTACCGCGACTACCAGGCCCTGCCCGAGTCGATCCGCACCCTGTATTCGTTCGAGCAGTACCTGTGGCTGTCGGACGCCGAGAAATCCCGCCTGGTCCAGCTCGAATGCGAGCCGGACAGCTACGACTGACCACGAAGGACCCACACATGAGCAAAATCCTCGTCGGCCTGGATGACGACGCCGACCCGACCTGCGCCAACGACATGCTGCTGGCCAAGGAGATCGCCGACACCCTGCACAGCCACTACCACGGCCACCTGTGGGGCGTGCAGGTCAGCGGCAGGACCGGCATGGCCGACATCTTCCTGGTGCTGGTGTCGGGGAACATGGGTTTCAGGCTGAAGCTCAAGAACATGTTCTCGGCCTCGGACTTCAAGAAGGACGTGATCCGCGCCGGCGGCGAGATCCTGGAGCGCTACAACCTGACCCGCGGCCGCTTCGACGAGGCCCAGTTCGCCCAGCTCAAGACCAACTTCGCCGGCGACTACCTGTATCACCGCTAACACCCAAGGCCCCGACATGGACGACCAGACCCCAACCCCGAATCCGACCGACTGGGTCGGCCTGGCGCGTGACGCCTACAGTGCGTCCTCGAACTGGTTCGACAGTTCCGTGCGCGCGCAGGTCGAGGGAGACCTGCGCCAGTTCCAGGGCCAGCACCCGACCGGCAGTAAATACCTGGCCGAGGCCAACAAGGGCAGGTCGAAACTGTTCCGGCCCAAGACCCGCACCACGATCAGGAAAAACGAGGCCGCCGCAGCACAGGCCTTCTTCGCCTCCAACGATGTCGTCACCGTCACCGCCGAGGATGCCGACAGCGCCGAGCACGAGGCCGCCGCCGCCGTCATGGGCGAGCTGCTGCAGTACCGCCTGACCAAGTCCATTCCATGGTTCCTGACCCTGGTCGGCGCCTACCAGGACGCCCAGACCGTGGGCGTGGTGGCGTCGTACCAGTATTGGGAATACAACGAAGCCAAGGGCATCGACCGCCCGGCGATCCGCCTGATCCCGGTCGAGAACCTGCGCCTGGACCCCGGCGCCGACTGGACCGACCCAATCAACACCAGCCCTTACGTCATCGAGCTGATTCCGATGTACGTCAAGGACGTGAAGGCGCGCATGCGCAACGTCGATCCCAAGACCGGCGAGCCGAAGTGGAACCAGCTGCCGGAAGCGACCATCATGGGCGCCACCAAGACCTACGGCGACACCATCCGCCTGCAGCGCGAGGCCCCGCGCCCGGACAGCAAGTACCAGCAGCAGGCCAACAACAATTACTCGGTGGTCTGGGTCCACAAGAACATCGTCGAGGTCGACGGCGTCGACTACTGCTACTACACGCTGGGCTGCGAACACCTGCTGTCCGACCCGGTGCCGCTGAAGGACATGTATTTCCACGGCCGCCGCCCGTACGCCATGGGCTGCGCCGTGCTCGAAGCGCACAAGCTGTACCCGTCGTCGGTGCCGCGCCTGACCCGCGACGTGCAGGCCGAGATCAACGAAGTGGCCAACCAGCGCATCGACAACGTCAAGCTGGCCATGAACAAGCGCTACTTTGCGCGCCGCAATAAACAGGTCGACCTGCGCAGCGTGACCCGGAACGTGCCCGGCTCGGTGACGCTGGTGCAGGACATCGACGACGTGAAGGTCGTCGAGTTCAACGACGTGACCGGCTCCAGCTACAAGGAACAGGAAGTCCTGAACCTGGACTTCGACGACGTGGCCGGCACCTTCTCCGGCTCCTCCGTCCAGAGCAACAGGAAGCTGAACGAGACGGTGGGCGGCATGCAGATGCTCGACGCCGGCGCCAACCAGGTCTCCGGCTACCAGCTGCGGACCTTCGTCGAAACCTGGGTCGAGCCGGTGCTGCGCCAGCTGGTGCTGCTGGAGCAGTATTACGAGACCGACGACACGGTACTGGCCCTGTGCGGCAAGAGCGCACAGCTGTTCGAGCGCTTCGGCATCGACCAGATCACCGACGAAGCCCTGATGGGCGAACTGACCCTGAACGTCAACGTCGGCATGGGCGCCGTCAACCCGGCCGACCAGGTGCGCCAGTTCGTCGACGCCATGAACGCGCTGGGCAACATGCTGGCCAACGGTTCGCTGGTGAACCTGGGCCTGAACATCGAAGAGGTCGTCAAGGAGCTGTTCGGCAAGCTCGGCTACAAGAACGGCGCGCGCTTCTTCAAGATGGACGGCACCGACCCGATGGTCAAGCAGCTGCAGCAGCAGATCGAGCAGCTGAACCAGCAGCTGGCGCAGAAGGCCGATCCGGCCCTGATCGCGGCCCAGATCCGCAGGATCGACGCCGAAGTCGCCAGCATGGCCGTCAAGGACCGGGTCGCCACCGCCGACGCCGTGAAAAAGGGTTCGGAGGCGCAGTTCTCGGCCATGCAGACCGCCGAGGTCATCGCCGCGGTGCCGGACGTGGCGCCGATCGCCGACGAGCTGATGAAGGCCGCCGGCTACCGCCCGCCGACGCCAGCCGGCGTCGACCCGAACTTCCCGATGCCGGGCGCACCCGCCGCCGGCCTCGGGCTGGAAGCGGTCAAGAACCGTCGCACCGGGGTCGGCTTCATGCCCGGTGGCGGATCGACCACCCTCAATCCCCTGCCGTCGATGCCCCCGACGGCAGGGACGGGAGCACACGCCGGCATCGAGACCACCCGCCCGGATTCGCTTGGCGCCAACCTGATCGCCCAGGCCGCCTACGCCAACGGCGGCCTGCTGCCGTCCTACGCCGCCGACGAGCGCGCCGACCAGATGGACCGGGCGCGGATCGACGCCGACAACGCGCGCCTGTACCGCGCCGAGCTGGGCGGCAGGGTCCCCGACCCGATCTCGAACCAGCTGAACGGTTTTACCAGCGACACCAACGAGGACCTGACCGGCCGCTCGCGCCTGCCGTACCCGCAAGGTGAGGGTTATGCCGACGGCGGCCTGGTCGACGCGCCCAATCCATTGCAGCAGACCTGGAACAGCGCCGCCGCCGCGCTGAGCAGCGGCGCCCGCCAGGTCGCCAGCCTGCCGGGCCGCGCCCTGGACCGCTACGACCAGCTCTCGAACGCCTACCCGAAGACCAAGCTGGCACTCGATGTGCTGCCGGGCACGAACGTCGCCACCTCGGCGCTGGACGTGGCCAGCGACCTGCACAAGGGCGACATCGCGGCCGCCGCCGGTGACGCGATCGGCCTGCTGCCGGGCTACAAGCTGCTCAAGGCACCGATGCACACGCCAATCCAGCGCGGCCTGGCCAAGCTGTCCAGGAACGCCCCGGTACTCGACACCGCGATCAACGCCATCCCGGAATACGCCCAGAAGGTCTACGGCCAGCAGCAGCCGCCAGGCTACGCCGACGGCGGCCTGATCCAGGGTCCGGGCACCGGCACCTCCGACTCGATCCCGGCCACCATCGACGGCCAGCAGCCGGCCCAGGTCTCGGATGGCGAGTACCTCGTCCCGGCCAACGTGGTCCAGGCGATCGGACATGACTTCTTCGAGCACCTGGTGCAGCAGCTGCACACCCCGGTCCCGGGCGAACCCGGCCCGGTGGCCGATGTCGACCCGGTCGGCATGAACGGCGGCGACTTCGTGGTCCCGGCCGATGTCGTCGCCCAGCTGGGCCGCGACTACTTCGACAAACTCGTCCAGGACTACGGCGCATGAGCATCGAGATCGACTTTTCCCGCTTCCCCCCGGAAGTGCGCGAGCAACTGAAAACGGTGCAGTTCGGCCTGGACGTGGCCGCTTTCGCCGAGACCGCCGTCGGCCAGTACCTGATCGGCCGCGCCGAGCAGGAGAGGGAAGCCGCGCTGGAGGCGATGGCCTACGGCAGCGCCAGCGACATCGACCGCATGCGCGAGCTGCAGCTGGTGGTGCGCCGCGCCGACAGCTTCGCCCAGTGGCTGGCCGACGCCCAGATCGCCGGCGAAGCGGCCGCCACCGAACTGCAACAACGCGAAGGAGAGTAATGGATACCGCAATGCTCGACGAACTGCTGGAAGGCGACGAAGCGATGCTGCTCGATCCGCGCGAGGTGTTCGACGCCTGCGTGATCGGCATCGCCGAGCGCATCAACCTGCGCGTGGCCGCCTACGACGTGGACAAGGTGCTGCAGGCGCTGATGGACCACCACGGCATGGACGAGGACGACGCCCAGGAATACTTCGACTTCAACATCGCCGGCAGCTGGGTCGGCGAGGGTTCCCCGGTGTTCATCTACCCGTTCGGTGACGAATGACGGACGGCCGCAAGAACGATGCCGGCAAGCTGCGCTACGAGCTGCTGCCGATGGCGCCGGTCGACGCGATCGTCGATGTGCTGACCTTCGGCGCCGCGAAATACGACGACGACAACTGGCGCCGCGTACCCGACGCCGAGAACCGCTACTACGCCGCCGCCATGCGCCACCTGTCGGCCTGGCGCCAGGGCGAGAACATCGACCCGGAATCGGGCCGCTCGCATTTGGCCCACGCGGCATGCTGCCTGGTGTTCCTGATGGAGCTGCACGAATGAGCGCCGCCATAAACACTGTTACCTTGCGCCAGGGCGATTGCCTGGACTTGATCCGCACACTGGCGGACGCGTCGGTTGACGCGATCGTCACCGATCCACCCTATGAACTCGGATTCATGGGGAAAAGCTGGGACGCCTCGGGCATCGCCTACAGTGTCGAAATATGGCGCGAGGCGCTGCGCGTGTTGAAACCGGGCGGGCACCTGCTCGCGTTCTCGGGCTCGCGCACCTATCACCGCATGACCTGCGCGATCGAGGACGCCGGTTTCGAAGTCCGCGATCAGATCATGTGGGTGTACGGGTCGGGTTTCCCGAAGTCGCTAAATGTTTCAAAAGCATTGGAGGATAAGGCCGTTGAGCAGCTTTTCACCGGGCCGACGACTTCCGCGCTTGACGCCGCGCGCCAATGGGAAGGCTGGGGGACCGCCTTGAAACCCGCGCACGAGCCGATCTGTGTCGCCCGCAAGCCGCTGGCCGGCACCGTGGCCGCAAACGTCCTTGCGCACGGCACCGGGGCGCTCAATATCGACGGTTGCCGGGTGCCGACTGATGACAATGACCCGAATCACCGTCCGGGTGAAACCGAAATCACCACTGGAAGCGCATCAATGTTTGGCAATGCCAGTCGGCGTCGTGGGTCTTTGGGTGACGGCCGCTGGCCCGCCAACCTGATCCACGACGGCTCGCCCGAGGTGGTAGCGCTGTTCCCGGCCCAGGCTGGGGCCGCCGCGCCGGTCCACAAGCGGGGCGCCGACAAGGGCCGCAACGCCTACGGCGCCTTCGCCGGCAACATCGACGAAGACGGCAGCACGTTCCACGCCGACAGCGGCAGCGCGGCAAGGTTCTTCTACTGCGCCAAGACCAGCAAGGCCGATCGCGGCGAAGGCAACACGCATCCGACCGTGAAGCCGACCGACCTGATGGCCTACCTGGTACGGCTGGTGACGCCGCCGGGCGGCGTGGTGCTCGACCCGTTCATGGGCAGCGGCTCGACCGGCAAAGCCTGCGTCCTCGAAGGCTTTTCCTTCATCGGTTTCGATCTCTCGCCCGAGTACGTGGCGATCGCCAGCGCCCGCATCGAGGCTGTGCACGAACAGGCGCGGGCTTCGGCCAACGCGCTCCCGCCACAAGCCGACCTGTTTAGCGAGGGTTAATCAGACAAGAATGAAAACCATCATCCACGTCCACCAGCAAAAGATCCGCGCCAACATCGGCAAGCCGGCCAGCGAGCAGGAGCCGGTGCTGACCGTGAAAACCTACAAGAGCAATACCTACGCGTTCGAGGTCGAGATCCTCGGGCCGTCCCGCCTCGTCTATTCCCCGGACAAGCCGCTCTCGTGCGGCGCCCGCGTCTGGCTGGAAACCGAGGGCGAGGTCCGGGTGGTGCGCTAGACGCGCGCCCCCAGCCGCTTTACCCGCCGCCCGGCGGGTTTTTTTTCGCCCGCACCCCGCGGGCGCTGACCCAGGAGTAATCAATGAGCGCTATCCAACCGGACGTGCAAAACGATGCAGCAGCACCCGCAGCACCCGCAGTCGACGCAATCCCGCAGCGCACCGCGCGCGAAGAGGCCCTGGAGGCCCTGGAAGCGCGCCACCAGGCCGAAATGGCCAAGGCCAACGGATGGGAACTGCCCACCGAGGACGAACCCGAGCCGGCCGCCGCGCCCGAACCCGCGCCCGACCAGCTGCAGCAGCAAATGAACGACCCGGCCCCCGAGCCGGAACCGGCCGCCAGCCAGCCGGCCAAGGTGAAGGTCAAGATCGACGGCGAGGAAGCCGAGGTCCCGGTCGACGACCTGGTGCGCCAGTACCAGAAGAACGCCACCGCCGACAAGCGACTGGCCGAGGCGACCCGCCTGCTGCGCGAGGCCCAGGAGGCCGAAGCCCAGCGCCTGCTGCGCGAGCAGCAGCACCAGCAGTACCTGCAGCAGCAGCTCGAACAGCAGCAGCTGCAACAGCAACCCGCAGCCCAGAATCCCGCAGGCGACGACAGCGTCGCCGCCCGCAAGGAGTTCCTCAAGGCCCTGTTCGAGGGCGACGAGGACAACGCGCTCACCAAGCTCGACGAAATGTTGGCTGGACGGCAGCAGGCCACCGCGCCCGCGCCCATCCTCGATGTCGACCAGATCGCCCAGACGGTGACGCAGCACGTGCAGCAGAAGCTCGTCGTAGAGAGTGTACTGACGCAGAATCGCCGCGACTATCCCGAGATGTACGCAGACCCCGACATGGAAGCCCTGGCCCTGGCCAAGATCCAGCGCATGCAGTCCGAAGAAGGAACCGATTTCTTCGCCGCGCTCGATACCGTCAGCAAGCAGATGGCAACCAAATTCGGATGGGGTGCTGCCGTGCCTGAACCGGGCCGCCGCGAAGATCCAGCACCGGCCACGAATCCCCGAGCGCAAAAGCTGGAAGCAAAGAAGACGATCGACAACGTCGCGTCGATCAACACCAAGACCGCGCCCAACGAGCCGGCGCCCGAGGACGCATCCTCGATCATCGCCGCCATGAAGGCGGCACGCGCCGGTGGCTAAAGCGCAATCCATCTTTTACAATCAAGGAGCATCATCATGGCAGGACAAGTCTGGTTGACCAATTCGCTCGGCGGCTACATGTGGTCGCCGAATCTCTCGAAGGTGCTGCGCATGTCCGTGCAGCCGCTGACCAAATTCCGCCAGTTCGCGGACATCAAGGACGCGGCCGTGCAGGGCAAGGGCATCGGCGAGGCCTTCCACTGGAACGTCTACAGCGATGTCGCCACCCAGGGCACCACCCTGGCCGAGGGCACCGCCATGCCGACCACCAACTTCGTCATCACGCAGGGCACGATGACGGTGACGGAGGCCGGCAACAGCGTTCCCTACACCTCCAAGCTCGACGACCTGTCGGAGCAGCCGGTCAAGGAGATCATCGCCAAGGTCCTGAAGAACGACGCCAAGAAGGCGTTCGACATCATGGCCGAAGCGCAGTTCAACCTGACCCCGCTGCGCGTGGTCCCGACCGGCGGCACCTCGACCAACTCGGTCACGCTGTCGACCAACGGCACCGCCGCCGCGGCCAACAACGCCGCCCTGGGCAAGGACCACGTGAAGGCCATCGTGGACGTGATGAAGGAACGTAACATCCCGCCGTACACCGGCGACGACTACATCTCCCTCGCACACCCGACCACCTTCCGCAAGTTGAAGAACGACCTGGAAGCCGTCCACCAGTACGTGGACGCCGGTTTCCAGATGATCCTCAACGGCGAGATCGGCCGCTACGAAAGCGTTCGCTTCGTGGAGCAGACCAACATCGCCAAGGCCGCCTGGGCCTCGGGCGCCTCCAACTGGGCGTACTTCTTCGGTAACGACACCGTCGCCGAAGGCATCGTCATCCCGGAGGAAATGCGCGGCGCGATCCCGAGCGACTACGGCCGCTCGCGTGGCATCGCCTGGTACTACCTGGGCGGCTTCGGTCTGATCCACAACCAGCCGAAGAACGCCCGCATCATCAAGTGGGATTCGGCCTCGTAAGAGGTCCGGCCCATGAACGCCCGTCCCGCCTAGCGTGGGGCGGGCGTTTTTTTTGATGCGTACCACATGGAGGTCGTATGACCATCGAGAACAGCGAGCTGAATAAAAGCGGCCCGCTCAAGTCGTCCAACGACGGCTTGAGCGGCGGCACCGGCACCGGCAACGATCCGTCCGTGTCCGACCTGGGCAAGGGTTTCAGCACCGTCCAGGCGCCCGAGAAGGTCCCGCACTGGCTGCCGCAGAACGCCGACGACGGCGAGAACTACGTCGGCGACATCTTCGGCGAGCGCGGTGGCTTCGCCGGCCGCCCGCGTGGCAGCGAACGTTAATCATCAGGAGAACAGCATGTCCGAATCGAACTACAAGCCGGACGGCACCGGCGTCGTCATGGGCGACACCCGCGCCGTTCCCGATCGCGGCACCGGCACCGGCATGACCGGCGTCCACACCGACCTGGGCGGCATGAGCATCGCCGTCGACGCCACCAACAGCATGGGCGCGGTCGGCGACACCGCCAGCGATCCGATGGACCAGTGCTACGCGCCGGACCCGACCTTCGGCAAGACCGGCCACAGCTTCAAGGAGTAAGCACATGGCCGAACTCGATCGCAACAAGCCCTACGCGCAGGTCGTGAACGACAGCGAAGGCCGCCACTTCGAGCAGGGCGGCAACTACTTCACCGCCGACGGGAAGCCCTGGACGGACGGCTCCGCGCCGGCGCCCAGCAAGCCGAAGAAGGGCGCCGCTTCCCAGCTCGACGCCCAGCTGCAGGAGCCGGCTTGAGCTGGCGCCCGGATGACCCGATGGGCGACGAAGCCCGCAAGGTGGTCTGGGACGTAGTGCAGTACCTGCGCGGCACCGTGCTCGATCTCGGGTGCGGTCCGCGCAAGGTCCTGCCGCACGTGGTCGGCGTCGACAGCTGCGCCGACACCCAGCTTTTCGGCATCCCGATCAAGCCCGACGTGAAGGTCGACGACTGCGCGGATCTCTCCGACTTCGAGGACGCCGCCTGTGACGCCGTGTTCTCCTCGCACCTGCTGGAACACATCGTCGACACCGAAAAGGCGCTCACCGAATGGTGGCGCGTCCTGAAGCCGGGCGGCTACCTGGTGCTGTACCTGCCGCACCGCGACCTCTACCCCCGCATCGGCACCCCGGGCGCCAACCCCGACCACAAGCACGATTTCGCCCCCGACGACGTGCTGACCCACATCGCATCCGTGGCGGCCGCCAGCCAGACCGGCGTCGACGTGATCGTCAACCAGACCCGCGACGGCGGCATGGAATACAGTTTTCTCCTTGTCGTGCAAAAGCTCGAAGGCCTGAACTGGCGCCTGAGCTGCAACGAGCCGAAACCCGTCAAGACCTGCTGTATCTCTCGCTTCGGCGGCTTCGGCGACATGCTGCAGATGTCGAACATCCTGCCCGAGCTGAAACGCCAGGGCTACCACATCACGGTCAACACCACGCCGGCCGGCCAGAGCATCATCCAGCACGACCCGCACGTCGACGACTGGCTGATCCTCGACCCCGACCTGGTCCCCAACCACGAGCTGCCGGAATTCTGGGCCGCGCTGGGCCGCCGCTTCGACAAGTTCGTGCAGCTGTCCGAGTCGGTCGAGGGCACGCTGCTGGCGATGCCGGGCCGCGCGAACCACATGTGGCCCCAAAGCGTGCGCCAGGTGGTGCTGAACAAGAACTACCTCGAATGGACCAGTTTCCTGGCCGAGCTGCCGTACCACTCGGAGGCGCGCTTCTACGCCACCCCCGAGGAAGCCGGCAAGGCGCGCGGTTTCCTGACCGCGATCCAGACCGCGCGCGCCCCGGACGAACTCCTGATCGGCATGCGCGGCCCCCAGGTGTTCACGATCATGTGGGCGCTGGCCGGTTCCTCGGTCCACAAGTTCACCCCCCACATGGACGCCGTCATCGCCCGCGTGCTGCTGGAGATCCCCGAGGCCGTCATCATCTTCACCGGCGACGAGGCCTGCCAGATCCTGGAGGCCGGCTGGGAGCTGGAGCCGCGCGTGTACCGCGAATCCGGCAAGCAGACCATCCGCGAGACGCTGGCGCTGGCGCAGAAGGTGGACCTTGTCATCGGCCCGGAAACGGGCGTCCTGAACGCCGTCGCGTTCGAGGAAGACGTGGCCAAGATCGTCATGCTCTCGCACAGCAGCGTGGAAAACCTGACCAAGCACTGGTTCAACACCCAGTCGCTGGCCCCGGCCGGCACCGCCTGCTGGCCGTGCCACATGCTGCACTACGGTTCGGCGCACTGCCACACCGACAAGGCGACGGGTGCGGCCCAGTGCCAGGTCGACATCACGCCCGGCGAGATCTTCGACGCCATCAAGCGCGCCTACGACGACTGGAAGGAGTGACGCCATGACCCTGCAGGACCTCATCACGCTGTTTCGCAACGAGGCCGACGACGCCACGGAACCGTACCTGTGGAGCGACGAGGAAGTGATCGAGTTCGCCAACGACGCCGAGAACGAGGCCTGCCGCCGCGCCCGCCTGCTGGTCGATTCGACCAGCGCGCTGACCCAGCTGCTGGTCGACCCGCTCGACGCCGGCGTGATCGCGCTCGATCCAAGCGTCGTGTTCGTGCGCCGCGCCAGCCTGGCCAACCGCCGCCCGCTGGCGCGCATGACGGTGCGCGACCTGGACGACCAGAATCCGTACTGGCAGGCCACCTCTCCCGGCACCCCGCGTGCCTTCGTCACCGACTACCAGACCGGCGCGATCCTGCTGTACCCGGCTCCCGCCGAAGACGACATGCTGCTGCTGACCATCGTGCGCACCCCGCTGGTCGAAATGGCGAGCCTGGAGGACAGCCCGGAGATCTCCCCGCGCTTTCACCGCTCGCTGCGCTACTGGATGCTGTAC